GATTCAATAACTTTGCGGTCACGCTTTGATCTATCGAAGCCTTACATAGCGGCACTGCGCAAAGCGCTATCTCCTGACGGCACTCATCTACGTCGCCTAGAAGCAGTTCAGCTTAAGGTCGCGGCTCGTGCCGAAATGGAGCTGTCAATCAACGGCACCACGATCGTTGAGAAATTGGACCCATGGCGTCACAGCTTCGATGGTGACACATTGGTCATTACGGTCGATGGAACCAGAAGCTTTGACGAGGTGATGGATCTCGGATGCCATGCAGTGGCGGATGGGCTTGCGGAGCTTTTTGAACTACAAAGCGGAGCAGATTTTATGCCTTTCTTGGCGTCTTCTACGGATGCGCTGCGTCGCGCCCATCTTCAACGTGCCCTACCTTCATTTAGCGAGGACGAACTTGCTTCATTGATCGGAGGCGTCGATCACGCATTTGTCTCTCCGTTTGCACCAGACGTAGATGCGGAGACGATGGCTGCCGGTCCGGCAGCGGCCGCGAACAAGTCGCGCGATGGGCAAGCTTCATCCTCGGCGGATAGCGGGAACGATGAGTCGGGACCAGACCCGGACGAGGTTCCAAGTGGAGCCAAACCGTCCGAAGTCGAGTTGACCGTTCAACAGCGTCAGCCGCAAAACAATACATCGTTGGAGCGCACGTCTTTCCCGCGACGCACGCTACGCGTTTCTGGGCCTACAGGTCACGTCCCAAATCCCAATGGTAGCGACCCAAACCGTGCGGCGGATGCGGAGCATTGGACTGCAGCGTTCGAACGCGCCAACGGCCGTTGGCCCCAGTTGGTTGCCCACCTGCAGGGCACAAGGGCTTTTGGCTGTGACTACCTTACTTTTGACAGCGAAGAAGATCGTTCGGCGTTCCTGAAAAATCCGACAAGAATCGAACTGGTCAGCCGTTTTATCGAGACAAAGTCCGGCAGTGTTCGATTTTCGGACAATGAATGGCTAGCCGCAAACAACCTGGGTGAACGATACTTCATATATCGGATCAGCTTTAGCGAAGGAGGTCGCGATCAAGCCCAGCTGACTGTAGTGCGCAATCCTTCCGCTCGGGGAGACGCGATACGGACAGAAAGAGAATTGTTGGTCGACAAGGTGAACGGTCGAGAGGAATTTGACTTGGTAGTCGCCGAGCCCCCAGCACAAGAGCAGCCCAAAGCGCACCACGCAATAGCAAAACAAACTTGAAGGCTGGAGAAGGTTCGACGGGGGTCCCATCCCCTCCGCCACTTGCCCTTGAGAAAGCGTTCTCCCGATCCGGCTGCGGCCATATTTTTCCGTTATATTCAAGGGTTATGCGGGAGGGGCTGTTAACCGGCCCACGCCCCGAAGGCCGCATACGCGTTCTCTCCGGGCCGATATTCTCCGGACCTGTTAACCGCCGCGCTTCCGGTCAACAGCTTTAAGTCATTGCTTTCAAGTGATCTTTCGAAGTCCGTGATGCACGCGATTTGGAAAATCCATCTGGATGGCGGATGGAACAGAGATCGAACGCCGCCCGTTGCGCCGCGGTTCGGCTGCAGTTGCGACCAATCTCACCCCAGCCGCTGTTCGTGCTTTGTGCTGAGTCAACCGCGTGTTACCGTTGTGAAAAAGTGTGAGGCGAGCAGTTGGCCCAGAAGTCAGACATCGAATGGACGGACGCGACGTGGAACCCGGTGACGGGCTGCACCAAGGTCGGTCCCGGTTGTGACAACTGCTACGCCGAGCGGTTCGCAGAGCGCTGGCGTGGTATCCCTGGACACCCCTACGAGCAGGGCTTTGACCTGACACTCTGGCCGTCGAGGCTGAAGCAGCCCGTGCTCTGGAAAAAGCCGCGGATGATCTTCGTGAACTCGATGAGCGACCTCTTCCACAAGGACATCGACCGTACATTCATCGACGCGGTGTTCGACGCCATGGAGCTGGCGGACTGGCACGTCTACCAAGTGCTCACCAAGCGCAGCTCGCTCATGCGCAACTACGTTCGGAAGCGGTATGATGGAGGGCCGGTCCCTCGGCACATCTGGCTCGGCGTTTCTGTCGAGGACGCCGCGCACGCGAGCCGGATCGAGCACCTGAAGCAGATCAATTCCGACGCGCGCTTCATCTCGTTCGAGCCGCTGCTCGGACCGGTCGGGGATGTCGATCTGCAGGGCGTCGCTTGGGCCATCGTCGGGGGGGAGAGCGGGCCCCGTGCTCGGCCCATGGACGAAAGCTGGGCCCGCCAGATCCGGGACATCTGCGAACGTGACGACGTCGCTTTCTTCTTCAAACAATGGGGTGGCGCCCGTCCGAAGTCGGGGGGGCGTCTGCTCGATGGTGAGGAATGGAACGGCTTTCCGTGGCAAATCGTCCCGAAGCCGATCCTCGATCAGATTTCAGCGTGAACCATTTCGCACGGAGTACCGCCATCATTGAAGAAATCGCATGTTGAAAATACGGTTGGCCCATGGGCTCGGCAAAAGCTCGATGGCCTCGAGGCATATCTTCACGCTTACACCATTGCGCTGAAGAAACAGTCCTTCGAACTCGTCTACGTCGACGCATTCGCTGGCGCGGGACGGTCAAGAATCCGCGACGCCTGGGCCGGTGCTGATGACGAAGACCTTCAGCTTCTTGATGACGAGTTCGTTCGGTCCGAGGAGCAGTTCATCGAAGGCTCCCCGCACCGAGCCCTCGCCCTCGAACACCCCTTCACTCAATACCATTTCTTTGACGCAGATGCAGGGCGCGCGGCCCTTCTCGAGGGCCTGAGGGCCGAGTACCCGGCTCGAAAGATCAGCGTTCAGGTTGGCGACGCGAACGAATTGATCCAGAAGCTGGTCCCGCGGATAGCAGGGCGGAACACAAGGGGCGTTGCTTTCCTAGATCCTTATGGCCCCCACCTGGACTGGCGAACCGTCGCAGCCTTGGGGTCAACCAAGAGGTTTGAGGTGATCATCAATTTCCCGCTTGGAATGGCCATCAACAGATTGATCACCCGGTCGGGCGACATACCGGATGGTTGGCGCGCGGGGCTGAACGGCTGCTTTGGCGGTGCGGACTGGGAGAGCCTCGTCTATGCAGAGCGCACCGACCTCTTCGGGGATACGACCCGCCACAAGGTTGACGATGCAGCCAAGCGGCTTCTTGACCACTACGTCGGCCGCCTGAAGACCTTGTTCGGCCACGCCGCCACACCGAGTGTCGTCAGGAACACGCGAGGTGTCCCGATCTACTACATGCTGTGGGCGGGGCCCCATCCCCTCGGGCACAAGATCGCCGACTACATCTTGGCGAAGGGTGATCGGATCACGCCACCAAAGACTCGGTCCGCTCGACGATGACCAGCTGGCGGCCCCGATTGCTAGCCGAGCCGGAACGCAGGCCTTGAAAGCATCCGAACGGCGAGACCGATCGAAAAGATCGCGTCGTGGCGCAGCAGGTCGTCCGCCGATCTGCTCTCATCGACGCTGCGACGATCAAGATTGCTGCCATCATCCACATGCCGGAACTGCGACAGCGGATTTCGCAGCGCCATCATGCGTCGGAGGTCGGTGACGTCTTCATCAGAGATTACCTCGCGCTCTCGGCAGCGGCGGAGGGTGTCGGCGAACGGGATGCGATCCGGAATGTCATCGACCAGAAGCGCGGCGTGAAGATATGCTGCCAGCAAATGCTCCACGAGCCCCTGACACAGCAGGATCGTCGCCATATAGTTGCCGTGCACGAACGACGAGCGCGCTTCGACCCAAGCGTGATAGGCCGCATGTCCACCGAAAATCATCGTCCCGGATGGCCCCATCTGGCCGCCTAGATCGGTCAGCATCCGGAAACGGCCGACCTTCCCTGGCAGGTCGTCATGAAGGTCGGCCAGCAGATGACGGACGAAGTCCAGATCCGAAAGGTCCGATAGCAGATCGGGCTGATCGTCCCGGCTCACAGTCACGCGGCCTTCGCTCCACCGTCGAAGATCTCGTGCAGCATGGCCGGAATCAGGGCCTCCACATCCTGCGCGGTGCTGGCGCGGATGGCGCGGGCTTCGCGGGCCTTCGCCTGGAGGCGGTCAAACCAGTGCTGCCGCAGGATTTGTGGTACGGGAACTTGCAGGCTCTCAAGCTTCTTCAATCCCAACGTTCGGTTTCGTCCCGCCCCGCCGGGGGAGGCCTCGCCCAGCTTCTGCAGCCCTTCTGGCGTTGAGAAGTAGAACCGCAGGAATTCCACGGTGGCCGTCTCGGGCGCGGGCACACATGACAGGAAGCGGTGTGATCCAACGCGGCCTTCATCTTCTGGCTGAGCGACAGCCACAGCGCCTTCCCAAGCGAAAACGATGTTGAACAGAAGATCGCCGGCGCAGATGCGGAACAGCTTCTTGTTGCCGACCTCTGCGCCAGGCAGGTCAGGTTTGTGGAAAGTACCGCGGCCGAACGATCGGACGCCGAGCTCAGGGTAGCTGGCATCAAGATCGATTTCGACGGGCCTGCGCACCAAGGGCGCAACCTCGGCCATGGGGCGCAAGGGGGCGCCGTCGATGGCGCGCTGGAAGGCTTTCAGCAGCAGCGCCTGCGTTTCGCGCTCTGCCGCCTCGATGGCGTTGCGGCGTTCGTTCGCCAGCGCCGCGACCCGGTCGAGCTTTTCGACGATCCGGCGCTGTTCGTCGATTGAAGGCAGAGGCACCGTCATCTTCAGGAATTTCGCTTCTTTCATGCGAACGCGGTTTGTCGAACCCTCGCTCGCTCGGCGACATAGATCGATGAACTCGGGCGTGCGCGAATACCATTCGAAGAAATGTGGCAGCACCGTCGAAGCGTCGATGTTGAAGCAGGGGAAATCATTGCTGACCAGTGCACCGTCCAGTTCCTCTGGAACGATCCCGAACGCTCCATGACGCGCGTCGATCCTGGAGATCAGGAACTGACCTGCCTTGGCGCAGTACTGTCGGGCGGCAGCAATGGCGCTCCCCGGAACTTCGCCGCGCAGCGTCAGACCCTTTCCCCACAGACGCGCGGTGATCTGCTTGTAATTTTCATCTGGCTTTACCGGGACCCAGTCCTCTGACTTGGTCAGAAACCTGTCGATGGTTATTGTCCGCGACATCACACCCGCTCCGCCAGCACGGCTTTGATCTCGTCCATGATGCCGAGGATTCGCTGTTCCTGTGCGATGATCGCGTCAACAATCTCGGCGGGCGCGCGGTGATCCGCGACCTCGCCGGAATGGGGGTTCTTGATGTCCAGGTTGCAGGCCACAATGCGATCCTGCGCGTCGCGCTGGATCAGGTCGGAGGCTGAGACCTTCCATGCGCGTTCGTTCGGCTCGCGCTTCTTCCACCAGGCAAGGCAGTCTGCAAACTCCTCATAGGCCATGGGCGCGGTCTTCGAGTACTTCTTGCGGCCCTCCGGCAGCGGCATCTCGTAGTACCAGATGTCCTTCGTCGGTCCGGTCGTGTCGAAGAAGATCAGGTTTGCCGGGATGTCCGTGTAGGGCGCGAACACCCCTTCACGCAGCCGGACCACCGTGTGTAGGTTGAACTTTTCGAGCAGGTCCGCCTTGATCCGCGCCGAGATGCCATCGCCGAACAGCGTGCCGTGCGGAACGACGACCGCGGCCCGCCCGCGCCCGGCACGCTTTAGCCGCCGCATGATCAGTTGGAGGAACAGCAGTGCCGTCTCGGCCGTGCGCCGGTCCTCGGGAAAGTTATTGAGGATGCCCGCCTCCTCCTCGCCGCCGAAAGGCGGATTGGTCAGGATGACATTGACCCGCTGATCCTCGCCGATCTCCGCCAGGCGGAAGCGAAGGGCGTTGCCGGGGTCGATGCGCGGGGCATGCAAGCCGTGCAGCAGAAGGTTGAGCTGGGACAGCAGGAACGGCAGCGACTTGGCCTCGCCGCCGAAGAAACTGTCCTCCTGCAGGATGCGTCGCTTCTCGACCGTATCGGCCTGGCGCTCGAGATGCTGAAAGGCCTCGGTCAGAAATCCCCCGGAGCCGCACGCCGGGTCGAGGATGGTCTCGCCCAGTTGGGGATCGGTCACCTCGACCATGAACCGCACAACTGGACGGGGTGTGTAGAACTCGCCTGAGTCCCCCGCCGCGTCGCGCATCTCTCGCAGCAGCGTCTCGTAGAGGCGGCCGAGGGTATGGACTTCCTCCGACGAGTCGAAATGGATGCCGTCGATCAGGTTGACCACGTCGCGCAGCAGGTAGCCGCTTTCCATCCGGTTGGCGAAGCCCTGAAAGACGGTCGCGATCACGTCGCGCCGCTCTCGCCGCCCGTTGTCGCCGCGCAGACCGCGAAGATAGGCGAACAGCCCTGGGCCGCGGGTGCCGTCCGGACGCTCGGTCATTTCGGAAACTAGAAACGACAGGAGGTCCGGGCCGGTGATGCCATCCGCATCCGCCGCCCAGTCGCGCCAGCGATAAGGAGCCTCGATGATCGGGCGATAGTCTTTGCCCGCAAGTTCTGCGCGTCCCTCTTCGATCCGCTCCATGTCGTCGAGGAACTTCAGGAACATGATCCAGGTGAGCATCGGCAACCGATCGAGGTCGCCGTTCAGCCCCTTGTCCTTCCGCATGATCTTGCGGGCGGACTTGATGATGCTGTCGAGACGCTGGGCAGTGGTCAGTTGCTTCGGCTCAGCCTTCTTACGGGCGGTTCTGGCCAAGTTGGATCTCCTTCAATTCAAGCGGTGTAGAGCAGACGCTGCAGCTCGGTGACGGCGCTGCGCAGCTCCTTGCCCCCGCCGAAGCGGGCGGCGATTTCGATGACGTTGCCCCACTCGTTGAACGGAGGCACTTCCAGGATGTCGGGCAGCTTGAACTGGGCACTGCCATGTTCGGCATACTTTTCAAGCACGGCATCTAGAACTTCGCGGGCATCCGGCCCGAAGCGGTCCAGAAACTCGTCCTGCTCCCTCACCAGACGGTCAGCGCGCTCGCGCCGGGTGCGCAGCGGCGCGTTATAGGCGAGATGGCAAAGGAGATCGAACGGGTCGGCCTCCGGCTTTCCGACTGCATCAGCCAGGGAATCGAGGTCGATGCCCTTTTCCTCGAGCCGCTCGACGATTTCCGCCCGGCGTTCGGGATCGAGCCAGTCCGTGCGCAGTTCCGACGCATTGGGGTAGAGTGTGCGGACCTTGTCGCCAGTGTAATCGGTGAGCTGGCGGCAGGCGAGTTGCCGGCCGTCAGAATCGAGTTCGTACACGAGGTGCCGGACGATCGCGACCTCGCCGCCGTCGACATAGAACTTGCGGGGCCCGTTCTCGCCCTCGTCCCCAAGCTCGACCGGTCCATCCGGGATATCGGGCCCTTCAGGAAAATCGTCCGGATCCGGCGCTACTTCTTCGATCTCGCGCTCTTCCACGATGTCGCCGTCCGCATTGATCACCGCTTCGTCCTCGCGGACGGGATCGCCGTCAAAGGCGGGATCGGCGAACATGCGCGTCGCGGTTCCGGTGTAGTCGATGATGTTGAAGGCGAGCTTGCCGTAGTCGGGCCGGAGACGGGTGCCCCGTCCGATGATCTGCTTGAACTCCGGCATGGAGCCGACGACCCGCGCGAGCACCACGTTCTTGCAGGTCGGGGCATCCACGCCGGTCGTGAGAAGCTGCGACGTGGTGAGGATGACCGGCGTCTGGGTCTCGACATCCTGAAACTTCGCCCTGTGCGCGCTTCCCACATCGCCTTCGTCGGACGTCACACGGCAAACGTAGTCGGGATGGTCCTTCACGAGATCGGTGTTCAGGGCGGCGAGCGCCTGCCGCATTTCGAGCGCGTGTTCCTGGTCGACGCAGAAGACGATGGTCTTCGCGAAGCGGTCGGTCTCGGCCATGAACCCTGCGAGATGTCTCGCAATGGCCTGCGTTCGTGCCCGCAGCGCCACGACCCGCTCGAAGTCCCGCGTGGAGTATTCGGCGTCGGGGATCTCGCGTCCGTAGCGATCAAGTTCACCCCGCGTCGGCCGCCAGCCGGCAGCATCGTAGTCCGAGATGACGCGATGGACGCGATACGGGGCCAGGAAGCCGTCAGCGATGCCCTGCGCGAGGCTGTACTCATAGAGAGGATCGCCAAAATAGTTGTAGGTGTCGACGTTATCCTCTCGCCGCGGCGTCGCTGTCATCCCGATCTGGGTCGCAGGCTCGAACCACTCGAGAATTTCCCGCCAGTTGCTGTCGTCGCGCGCACTGCCGCGATGGCATTCGTCAATGATGATGAGATCGAAGAAATCGCGCGCATATTCTCGGTAGAGGCCGGGACGGTTCTCGTCACGCGCGATGGACTGGTAGATCGCGAAATACATGTCGCGGCTCTTGACCGCTAAACCACCTGCGATCTTGTGACGGGCATCACCAAACGGGCTGAAGTCTTTTGCCATCGGATCGTCGACCAGGACGTTGCGATCCGCGAGAAACAGGATCTTCGGGTTCCGGTTGACCCCTTTGGAGTTCCAGCGTGCCGACCAGAGCTTCCAGCAGATCTGGAAGGCGACGGCAGTCTTGCCCGCTCCGGTGCACAATGTGAGCAGTGCCCGCTTCCTGCCCTGAAGCGCCGCCTGAACGGCCCGGTTCACCGCGATTTCCTGATAGTAGCGAAGGGGTTTGGCTCGGTCTGGAAAAGTGGGGGTCAACAGCCGTTCGGCCACTTGGTCGTCGGCAATGCCCTCGGCGCGGCGGAGCCGCGCCCAGAGGTCATCAGGGGCCGGGAAATCCGAAATCGTTCGCTCGATGCCGGTCGTGTAGTCGAACTCGACAATCTCGATCCCGTTGGTCGAATACGCGAACCGAAGTCCAAGGATTTCCGCATATTCCTTGGCTTGTTGGAGGCCCTCCGCGGCGTGCCGGTAGCGGGATTTGGCCTCAACGACGGCGATCGGGAAATCCGGATTATATCGGAGAAGATAGTCTGAGCGCTTCTGCTTGCCACGGCGAGCTTTGCCGCCGACAAATACAACTCGGCCGTCAGTAAAAGTTCTCTGCTCGTTTATCGCGTGCGGGCGATCATCCCAGCCTGCTTCCTGCAGCTTCGGGACGACGAACTTTCTGCAGGTATCGGCTTCGTTCATGCGCAATCTACTTCGCCCGGTTTCGACATGCCATCGCGCAGCAAACGGCTTGTCAAAGAACTCGGCTCAGATCAACGCGCAATTCTTTGGTTTGGCAGCTCTTTCGCCTGACAACGGCTCGGAGAAGCTACAGCGTGGCCGACTGATGCCGCAAGCCTTATTCCGTCCCTGGCAGCAAGGACTCGCGCTGCCTCGACCATTCATCGGGGATCTGCACTCGCAGCGACTGAAGCGTCAGGCCCGGGTGCTGCCGTGCGTCGAGTATCGCCTCGACGAGATCGGGCGCAAGCTGGGTCAGCCGAAGCACACGTGTGAGGTAGGAGACAGCGATGCCTTCCTGTGCGGCGAGGTCGGCTACCGTGGCAAAGTCACCGTTGTCGAGCATCCTCTTCCAGCGGAACGCGCGCGCAAGCGCCTTGATGAGCGTATCGTCCGGCCTCCCGCGCGCTTGGGTGCCTGATGGCCGCTGCATCTCTTTCCGCCCGCCGCGCTTCACGATGCGGAATGGCACGTGGATTGTGACCGTCTCGGGGATCGCCGTCGCGCGGGTCATGCCACTGCTCCGATGCTGCCAGACAGCATCTCGCGCGCGAGCCCTCCGAGGCCGTCCATCCGGAGCCGGAAGTTGAGCCCGTTCGTGCCGATATCGACGCGCTCGACCAGCAGTGAGACAATACGCGCCTGCTCGGCGGGGAAGAGTTCGTCCCACAGCGGGTCGAGCTGCTGCAAGGCCGCGCGTGCGTTGGCCTCGGAGATGTCTTCGGCATAGGCACGCGCCGCCTTCCACGTCCCCGCCACGATCTCCGGCTGGCGGAACACGGCGCGGAGCTGGTCTATGACGGCGCCCTCGATCTCCCCCGCAGGCACCCGGCCGACCGGACACGAACCAGCACCATGCTTCAGCACGGTCTGGCTGACATAATAGCGGTAGAGCCGGTCGCCCTTACGCGTATGGGTCGGCGAGAACGCGGCGCCATCGGGCCCGTACAGCAGCCCCTTCAACATCGCCGGAGTCTCCGCGCGTGTGCGTGCGGCGCGCTTCCGGGGGCTCTCCTGCAGGATCGCATGGACACGGTCCCACGTCTCGCGGTCGATGATGGCATCGTGCTCGCCGGGATAGCTCTCGCCCTTGTGGACCGCCTCGCCGATGTAGGCGCGGTTGCTGAGCACGCGGTAGATGTACTTCTTGTCAACCCGGTTGCCGCGCGGCGTCCGGATGCCGCGCGTGCCGACTTCCCGCGCCAGTTCCGTGCAGGACCCGATCTCGAGAAAGCGCCCGAAGACCCAGCGAACGTGCTCAGCGCGTTCTTCGTCGACCACCAGCTTCCGGCTCTCGACGCGATAGCCGTAGGGCGGCACCCCGCCCATCCACATGCCCTTGCGCCGAGAGGCCGCGACCTTGTCGCGGATCCGCTCGGCCGTCACCTCGCGTTCGAACTGCGCGAAGCTGAGCAGGATGTTCAGCGTCAGCCGGCCCATCGACGTGGTCGTGTTGAAGGATTGCGTGACCGAGACGAAGGTCACGCCGTTGCGGTCGAACACCTCGACCAGCTTGGCGAAGTCGGCGAGCGACCGGCTGAGACGGTCGATCTTGTAGACCACCACAACGTCGACGAGCCCGTCCTCGATGTCCTCGAGCAGCCGTTGCAGGCCGGGGCGTTCCAGGGTGCCGCCCGAAATGCCGCCGTCGTCATACTGATCGCGGACAAGAACCCAGCCCTCGGACCGCTGGCTGGCGATATAGGCTTCGCAGGCCTCGCGTTGGGCGTGGAGCGAGTTGAACTCCTGCTCCAGCCCTTCCTCGGAGGACTTCCGGGTGTAGACGGCACACCGCAGCTTGCGGACGACCTTCGATTTATCCGGCGGCTTCGTCATGTCCGCCCCCTGTGGTTTTTGAGCCCGAAGAACACCCAGCCGTTCCAACGTGTGCCGGTGATCGCGCGTGCGATGGCCGACAGCGATTTGTAGGGCCGCCCCTGCCATTCGAAGCCGTCGCCGGTGACGGTGACGATTTGCTCGACACCCTGCCATTCTCGCAGCAGCCGTGTGCCGGTGATCGGGCGGTCGCGATCGGCGCGGATGCCGCGCTTCCTCTTGTCCCCGCCGTCCAGTTCCTCGCCAAGCCGTTCCAGCCGCCGGATTGTCTCGGGCTTCAGCCCGCCATAGGCCAGTTCCTGGATGCGATAGGCGATGCGGCTTTCGAGATAGCGCCGGTTGAACGGCGGCGGCTCGCTGTCGAACAGGTCGCGCCACTGTTTCTTCAGGTCGGGCGTCGACGTGGTCTTGAGCGCGGCCAAGCGCGCGGGGATGGGATCGGGCTTGTTCATGCATTTCTCCGATGAGTTGGAGTTGCATGACGGCATTGGTCGAGAGGATAGTGTAGGCAACGTTCTCCGGTCTTTTCAGATACTTCGTCCCGATCCCGCATCCGCAACCGAACCAGCCCGAGCGCCAGCAGGCCGCACAGCTCGGCGCGGCGCTCTGCGGGCGTCATCTGGTCGGGCGGTAGCGGATTCGGGCGTTTCATGTCTCGGTGGCCATGTTCGGTGGTACTTACCGATCAAAAGCCACACGACAGTCAGGAACGGGACATCACCCCATGAACGATCATGTTGGGCGCTCCTGCCGCTTCAGGTTGCGCTTCGGTCTTGTTTTGTTCGATTGAATCGTCAGACTGGCGTTCCGCAAAGTGTAGTGAGGGCAGCAAGTAGGAGGGCCAGGTGGCAAGGGCATTGTTTCGCGGGGCGCCGGAGCTTTCGCGCCTATTTATTGAGTCTCCAATCCAATTGATCAGCGAATTTCTTTCGCACTCGCAGTTTTCGGTATTCCTAAGCGATGCAATGGCCGCTGTGCCCGCCGATGCTGAAGATCAGATCCGCACCGAAAGAATGGCGGAAGCTCTGAAGGCTCTGAAGAGTGACAGAATCAACCTGATCGAGATCGAGGCCCGTCGCGTCATGTTGATGACCGACAAGACGCCTGATGCGATGCTCCGTCGGCTCGCCGAAGACCCGCGCTTCGCTGCGAAGGAAGGGTTGAAGGGGCAGCGCGACGCGGTCGCCAGAAGCCTTTGGGCTTACCTCCATGCCATAGCACTGTTCGAAGCCGCTGAGCGTGCGATGCAGGTGCGGGTCTACCGCGAGCACGGAACGCTATACGAGGCGTGGTCGATAGATGCCTCGATTCCCCTCGCCGCCGCGGGGGTCGACCATAATGCGCTCTCTACGGAAATCGCCGAGCGCCTGCAGCATGACGATGGCTGCAAGGTGGAGGCTGTCGACCTACCCGCCGAAAACGGTGAGAGTCAGGATGTCTTGCTGGCTGTCACCTTCTTCGGCGCCTATGCGAGCCAGAAAACCGTCCAGCCGGACAAGTCGACGAAGCTGCTCTATTTCCGCCCACCTGATGAGATGCTGCTGGTCTATTCGCATGCCCGGCGACGGATCGAGGTGTGTTCGCGCGACAGGGTGGAACGCAAGATCGTCGCCAATCTGTTCGCCGCAGATACTCTGAAGCACGACATTTCGAACAAGCCCCTGACCCAGAAGACTTACAACCTCTCTCGCTTCCGAAACTCGCTCAAGCTGCCGATACCCGATGAAGAAGCGCATCGGGTCAAGAAGGCGGGCATCATCGAAGTTCAGGTCGCGCTGGGCGACTGGTCTCGGAAGGTGACCCTCAGTGTCGCGCCGGAGGACGACATCGACGCGATCGCGAGGAGCGTCTTCGGGGCGATAATCCCGAAAGCGGGCGGCGGCTATGTCACGAAGGTCCGCTTCCGGATCGAGCATGTGGACGGGCGCGGGCGAAAAGGTGTCCTTCAGTTCGACGTTTTCGGAAGGAACAAGTCGAACATCCAGAGCGAACGTGATCCCGCCAAGCGAGAACTGGGCTACGATCTCCTCGAAGCGTGGGGTGTGCTGGAACGCATAGGCGACCTTTCGAAGCCGCAGCGCAAGGAGAAGCTTCCGCAGCTGTTGACGCTCTACGACCTCGCATCCGAGAAGGCGTCCGGCCAGAACCTCGATGAACTTGGTGTTGCCGCCGACGAGTTGACCGGCGCCGGTTTCCTGACACGCAAGGGATGGTCGGATGTCATCCTGTTCGAGGACGATGAGCTTGGCGAAGTCGTTCACAACGTCGAGCGCGACGGCACGAGCGACGAGGCCACGCTGACGCTGGTCGAAGGCGGAACGGGGTCGACGGTCCCGGCAGAGGATGTCTCCGAGTACGAGATCCGTTTCGATTACCTGCGAGACGCGCTGCGCGACTTGCTCAAACCGATGGGCCTGAAAGGTCGCGTGCGGGAACTCGCCGATCATCTCCATCAGTTGGGTGTCGCGACCATCGGTCTGGCCGAGGCGCCGATCTACCTCGCACGGGCGACATCGGTCGACAAAGTGCTCGAGGCGTCCAACCGCCTCGTCCGGGGCGAAGGCAACCGAATTCGCGGGATCGTCTTCGTGCCACAGGACGTGCGGTTTCCCTATTTCGGTTGCCATGTCGTCCTGAGCCTCAGGGATCATGTCGATGCCGATACCGGCATGATCGACGCGGATGCGGTCCGCTCCTCTTATGAGGCTGCGATCGATCCGGCTGCGCGGGGTGCCGCTGTACACTTCCGCAAGCAAGGTGATGACGCCGCTCAGGTCACCGTGCCCGGTCAGGATCCGTGGATCGTCACCGGCGCGAAAAAGGTGAAGCTGTTGGAGCGACTGTACATGGCCCATCGCGATCGCGAAGACGGCGTGAAGCTCGCGGCCCTGAAGGAATACGCCGGCTTTTCGCAACTGCCTCAGCTGTTTGGCGACGAATGGGCCGAGGTGAACGGCCGTTATCTGTACTCGCCTCGCCGTGCGTTCTGGGCCCTTTGCGAGGAACCCATCTCCGTTTGATCTCCCTTTGGGGGGTCTGACCATCTCCGATTCGGGACGTCACTAGGGGTGCTCACTCAGTCAGAGGAGCACCCCGATGCCGACTCCCTTCCCCTCGCGCCAGGCAGCCCAGACGAGCTGGTCCGGCGTCGCGACGACCAAGCCCACCACCCACAACTCGGAATGGCGCTGTACGCGCTGTGACAAGCTGCTCGGCGTCTGCCGGGACGGCCGCATGCACCTGCGCTTCGCGCGGGGGCACGAGTATCTCGTGGGCTTTCCGGTTCAAGCCACCTGCCGCGGCTGCGGCGCGCTAAACCACGCGACCGCGCCCGCGCGCTGACGCGCGCATTCACCCACCCCCCTGAAATCGCAGAGACGCGCGACGTCCTGACCTGGCCACGAGAAGGCGCCGGACGCCTGGCCGCAAGGCAGGCGTCCGATGTCCTTCGCGTGGCACGAGATCCGTGATCACCTCATGCAATCTTCCTCCAACCTTCACTTCCAGCGCAGTTTCGACGCCGTCAGGCGTGCGCAGGCTGCCCTCGCACCGTTCCGGGATCCGGCGGCCCTGCTGGATGGGCTGCACCGCACGCCCGGCGATCCGGCCCGAAAGAACGTGATCCTCTCCGCGCTGGTCGGGGCGGCTCAGGGCGACGGGCCCGCGTCCGACTGCGCCCTGACGCTGCTGTTGCTGGCGCTCTGGCCCGGCCTCGACGCCATACGACGCCGGTCGCTCTGGCGCAGGCTCGGCAGCGCCGACGAAGTCGCGTCGGACGTACTGGCGCGCACCACCGAGGCTGTCCGCGGACTCGACCTCGGCCGCGTCAACTGGATCGCGGCCACGGTGCTGCGCAACGTCGAGCGCGACATGATCCGCGTGCGCCAGCGCGACCAGGCGCGCGAACATCTCGCCAGCGGCGCCGATCCCGACGAGGTGGCGGACAGCGGCGACAGCGGGATCGGCGAGACCGGGTACGCACGGCTGAACGGCGCCGTGCGGAAGCTGCTCGGCGATGACGCTCTGCTGGTGATCCGCGTGGCGATCGAAGGCTTCTCGCAGGCGGAAGTCGCCGTGGAATTGGGGCTCACCGAGGCCGCCGCCCGCAAGCGGTACCAGCGCGCGATGCGCCGGCTGCACGACGCCCTCCAGGAAATCCCCTGAACCGATGTCCCGATCCGGTCCCGCGGGTGGCTTTTCCCATTCGAGCGCCCCGAGCGCCTTCCCTCCAACCGAAAGCAGACACGCATGAACCGCACTGCCGATCTGTCGCTCGAGGATTTCAGGCGTCTTCCGGGGCTCTATCGCCGCTGGGAACTGACCGAGGTCTGCGAGCCCAACCGCAACTACCAGATCGAGGACGCCGGCGCCCATGCCGACGGGACGCCGCTCTTGGCGATCTACGTCGCCGAGCCCGCGCCCGACGTCCGCGAGGCCGCCTGATGCGCCTCCTCGATCACCTCATCTCACGGAGAACCGCCATGCCGGACCAGCCGGACGACATCACCCGTCTTCGCAAGGCGAGCTACGCCCTCGAAGACCTCCCCGAAACCATCGCCTTCCCGCAGCGCCCCGGTGACGAGCCGCGCGAGCCGCTGCCGGTCGTCGAGGCGACCTTGGACGAGATCGCCTTCGCGCTCGTGGAAGCGGAGCGCGAGAGCACGGCCGCCTACCGCCGCGCGGACGCGCTGAAGCGGCTCTACAAGCTCGCCCGCGAGGCCGGGTGCATCGGCGCAGATCGCGCCGCGGCGACGGTGATGAAGAAGGAGGGCCAGTGATGGCCCTTCCCATCATCGGCGCCAATGAGCGGCTCGCGCAGCGCAAGGGCATCAAGGGCGTCATCTTCGGGCGATCCGGCATCGGCAAGACCAGCCTGCTCTGGACGCTGAACGCCTCGACCACGCTCTTCCTCGACCTCGAGGCCGGGGATCTGGCGGTCGAGGGGCTGGAGATCGACACGCTCCGGCCCCGCACCTGGAAGGAGTGCCGCGACTTCGCGGTGTTCATCGGCGGGCCGAACCCGGCGCTGCGCGAGGACCAGCCCTACAGCCAGGCGCATTTCGACGAGGTCTGCGGGCGCTACGGCGATCCGGCGGTTATTGGCAAATACGAGACCGTCTTCATCGACTCGATCACCGTGGCCGGGCGGCTCTGCTTCCAGTGGTGTCGCGGCCAGCCCGAGGCGTTTTCCGAGAAGACCGGCAAGCCCGACATCCGCGGCGCCTACGGGCTGCATGGCCGCGAGATGATCGGCTGGCTGACCCATCTGCAGCACACGCGCGGCAAGCATGTCTGGTTCGTGGGCATCCTCGACGAACGGCTCGACGACTTCAATCGCAAGGTTTTCCAGCCGCAGATAGACGGCTCGAAGACCGGGCTCGAACTGCCGGGCATCGTCGATCAGGTCATCACCATGGCCGACATCCCGGACCCCGGCGGCCAGCCGCAGCGCGCCTTCGTCTGCCAGACGCTGAACCCCTGGGGCTTTCCGGCCAAGGACCGCTCCGGCCGCCTCGACAGGGTCGAGGCTCCGCATCTCGGCCGGTTGATGGAGAAGATCCAGCGCCCCGCGGCGCCTGCCTCCGAACGCCTGACCTGGCCGCCGGTGACCCCGGCCGATCCCGCCCCCGCGCAGGAGCCCGGCCATGGCTGAGCGCCTCTCGCCACGCCCGGTGTCCCGATCCGGTCGCCGGGGTGGCTTTTCCCTTCTGACGCCGCTGCGCGTCCCATCCTCCAGCTGAAAGGAGCCGCGCAATGTCCGGACCCTGGAACGACTTCAACTCCGCCCAATCCAACACCAACGTCATCCCGAAGGGCACGCTCGCCAAGGTGCGCCTGACGCTCCGCCCCGGCGGCTTCGACGACCCCCCGCAGGGCTGGACCGGTGGCTGGGCGCGCCGCGCCGCCACCGGCGCCGTCTATCTCGACGCCGAATACACGGTGCTCGAAGGGCCCTATGCCCGCCGCAAGGTCTGGTCGCTGATCGGCCTCTACAGCCCGAAGGGCCCGGACTGGGCGAACATGGGGCGCGGCCTGATCCGTGGCATCCTCAACTCGGCGCGCGGCGTGTCGGACAAGGACAACTCGCCCGAGGCGCAGGCGCGCCGCCGGATCAACGGATTCGGCGATCTCGACGGCGTCGAGTTCATCGCCCGTATCGACATCGGCACCGACACCAACGGCGAGGACAAGAACGAGATTCGCGCTGCGGTCACCCCCGATCATCGCGATTACGCCGCGCTGATGGGCACGGTCGCGCCGCAGTTCGCTGCCGCCCCGGCGCAGGGCCACGCCCCGCAGCAGCCCAGCACGTCCACCCAGCCCAGCCAGCCCGCGTCCGCCCCCGGCGCCGCCGGTCGGCCGAGCTGGGCGCAGTAAGGGGGGATCGGCGATGCGCCTGCGCCCCCGCCAGAAGACCTTCGTCGAGCGCAGCGTTGCTGCGCTCGCCTCCCGCGGCAACACGCTGGGCGTGGCGCCCACCGGTGCGGGCAAGACCATCATGCTCTCGGCGGTCACCGGCGAGATGATCGGCGACGGCGCGAAGGCCTGCGTGCTCGCCCATCGCGACGAGCTGACTGCGCAGAACCGCGCCAAGTTCCAGCGCGTGGTGCCCGGCGTCGCCACCTCGGTGATCGACGCCACGGAGAAGTCCTGGGGCGGCCAGGTCGCCTTCGCCATGGTGCCGACGCTGGCGCGGGCCTCGAACCTCGCGGACATGCCGCGCCTCGATCTGCTGGTCGTGGATGAGGCGCACCATGCCGTCGCCGACAGCTATCGCCGCATCATCGACCGGGTGCGCGAGGCTAATCCCGACGCCCGCATCTTCGGGGTCACGGCGACGCCGAACCGGGGCGACAGGAAGGGCCTGCGCGAGGTCTTCGACAACGTGGCCGACCAGGTGCGGCTGGGCGAGCTGATCGCCTCGGGCCACCTGGTGCCGCCGCGTACCTTCGTCATCGACGTGGGCGTGCAGGACGAGCTCCGTTCGGTCCGCAAGACCATGTCGGATTTCGACATGGCGGAAGTGGCGGGCATCATGGACCGCGCGCCCGTCACCGACGAGGTGATCCGCCACTGGAAGGAAAAGGCGGGGGACCGGCAGACCGTGGTGTTCTGCTCCACTGTCGCCCACGCCGAACACGTCACCGATGCGTTTCGGGCGGCGGGCGTGTCCGCCGCGCTGATCCATGGCGATCTGGCGGCCGAGACCCGCAAGGCGATCCTTGCCGACTACGCGGCGGGCAGCATCCGCGTCGTGGTCAACGTGGCCGTGCTGACCGAGGGCTGGGACCACCCGCCCACATCCTGCGTCGTGCTGCTGCGGCCCAGCTCGTACAAGTCAACCATGATCCAGATGGTCGGGCGCGGGCTGCGCACCGTCGATCCCGAGGAACATCCCGGCATCGTCAAGACCGACTGCATCGTGCTGGATTTCGGCACCTCGAGCCTGATCCACGGCACGCTGGAACAGGACGTCGATCTCGACGGCAAGACCGAAACCGGCGAGGCGCCGACGAAGACGTGTCCTTCTTGCGAGGCGGAAATCCCGCTGGCCGCCACCGAATGCCCGCTCTGCGGCGAGGCATTCCCGCGCGAGGATCTGGATGCGGGCGAAGGCGGGGCCGCCGCGCCGCTGTCGGGCTTCATGATGACCGAGATCGACCTGCTGAAGCGGTCCAGCTTCGCATGGGTCGACCTCTACGGCACGGACGACGCGCTGATGGCCACGGGCTTCGCAGCCTGGGGCGGCATCTTCTGGCTGGATGGGGTCTGGTACGCCATCGGTGGGGCGAAGGGCGAACGCCCGCATCTGCTGGGCGTGGGCGAACGCACGGTCTGCCTCGCACAGGCGGACGACTGGCTGAACACCCATGAGACCGACGAGAGCGCCTTCAAGACCCGCTCCTGGTTGCGCCAGCCGCCGACCGAGAAGCAGCTGCAGTACCTGCCGCCCGAGTGCCGCCATGACTTCGGCCTGACGCGCTACCGCGCCTCCGCGCTGATGACCTTCGGCTTCAACAAGCGCGCCATCCGGCAGCTGATCGACACGGCCGCCCGGCCCGAACGGAGGGCGGCATGACCCATGTCCACATCCACCCCCATCACGGCCGAGGACCGGCGGCGGCTCTGGCATCCGCGTGGAACGCTCTGTGCTGTCTGCCGGCAACCCACCCGTGGTTTTGGCTGGTTCGATCCGCACCGGTCGAAGCGGCCCCGGCCCTCGGTCTGGTTCTGCTCGATGCCCTGCCAGTCCTTCTGGACGCGCTTGGCGCGGGAGCGTTTCGCCATGGTTGACCTGACCGAGGAAGAGCGCGCCGCGATCACCGCCACCATGAAGCGCGTGGCGCTGCTGATGGACGAGATTGGCTGGGCCACACCGCTTGCCGGTCTGACCGAGGCGCAGGTGCGCGCGCTGATCGAGGAAGCCGTCGAGGGCTTCCGCGAGGCCATGTCCGACATCGCCCGGGCGCAGACGCCGGAGGTGCCGTTCTGATGCTGGACTACAATCACCGCCCCAGTTTCGCGGAGCATGTCAACGCCGCCGTCGATCGGGCGCTCATCGCCGATCAGGCCACGCGGCCGCCCCGCGACTATCTCGGCGGCTCGCGCCTCGGCCATGCCTGCGAGCGCGCCCTGCAGTTCGAGTTTACGGCCACGCCGAAGGACGAGGGCCAGGACTTCAGCGGCCAGTCCCTGCGCATCTTCGCCATTGGCCACGCGCTCGAGGATCTGGCGGTCGCCTGGCTGCGCGGCGCGGGGTTCGATCTCTACACCCGGAAGGGCAACCGGCCCGACGGCGGCCAGTTCGGCTTCTCGGTCGCGGGCGGGCGCATCCGCGGTCATGTCGACGGCATCGTCGCGGCCGGGCCCGAAGGCTTCGGTCTGGCCGTTCCCGCGCTCTGGGAATGCAAGACGATGAACGCGAAGAACTGGCGCGCCTGCGTGAAGGACGGCGTGACGAAGTCGAAGCCGGTCTACGCAGCCCAGATCGCGCTCTACCAGGCCTACATGGAAGCGACGGTCCCCGGCATCTCGTCCGCGCCCGCGCTCTTCACCGCGATCAACAAGGACACGGCGGAGCTTCACCATGAGCTGGTGCCCTTCGACTCCGACCTCGCGCAGCGCATGTCCGACCGGGGCGTGCGGATCCTGCAGGCGACCGATGCGGGCGAGCTTCTGCCGCGCGTCGCCACCACGTCCGACTTCTTCGAATGCCGCTTCTGCCCCTGGTCCGAGCGCTGCTGGAGGCTTCCCGCATGAGCGACGACGGCGTCCTGCATTTCAACCCGTGGATGGACTTCAACGACGGGCCACCGTCCGAGAACCCCTTCGGGTGCGACCCCGACCCCGAGCAGATCGCCGTGTTCCTCGACACCGTGTTCAGCTGGTGCGAGGGGCTGATCCCGCTGCGCGGCTTCGTCGACAAGGGTCAGGGCCGGGACGGCAAGCCGCACAACATCTGGATCCCGGCCGACGACACCGCAACCGAGAAGCTCGCGACCTTCGCCGCGTGGGCGAACCGTGAGGGCGCCGCCGTCTATGTCATCCCCGGCACGGTCGAGGAGCAGGGTCAGGCCCGCGCCGCCGATGTGCTGCAGATGCAGGCCATCGTGGTCGATCTCGACGCAGGCGATATCCCGGCCAAGCTCGACCATGTCACTCGCTACCTCGGCACGCCCACACTCATCATCGAAAGCGGCGGGCGCACGCCCGAGGGCGCCGCGAAGCTGCATGTCTGGTGGAAACTGACCGAGCCCGCGGAGAGCGAGGAGCTCGCCACCCTCTGCCGCCTGCGGGGCGAGATTGCCGTGAAGGTCGGCGGCGACACGCATTTCCGCTCGGCACACCAGCCGATCCGGGTGCCAGGCACCGTCTATCACAAGCACGGCCATCAACGCCTCGTGCAGATCCGCGAACATCGCGACGTCGAGGTGGACCTTGCGGATTTCGCGGAAAAGGTCGCCGAGATGCCGCCGCTGCCCGGCGTGGGCTTCTCCAGCGACGTTACCGCGCCGACCGCGAAGCCCGGCATCGACGCGGTGCTCACCACGCCAGTGCGCGAAGGCGCGGTGGACGACTGGTCCCGCTTCCAGGGGGCCAGCGCCGCCATCGGCCATTACTTGCGCCTTGTGCACGAGGGCCGCCTCGACCCCTTCGCAGGCTGGGAGGCGATCTGCGGTTACAACGCCGCCATGCTGCGCCCGTCCTGGCCGCTCGATCGGCTGCAGGCCGAGTCCGAACGGCTCTGGGCGCTGCATGTGAAGCGCAACGGCCCGCCGCTGCTGCGCGCGGCGCACTCCGATGCCTTGGCCAGCCCGCTGCCGACGTTCAGCCTCGGCGCGCTGCTCGACGACACCAGTCCGATGCCCGAGGACATCATCGGCCCCCGCGTGCTGACCCCGGGCGGGCTCCTGGTGCTGGGCGGCGCGCCCAAGGTCGGCAAGAGCGACTTCCTGATCTGCTGGCTCGTGCACATGGCGGCGGGCGTGCCCTTCCTCGGCTTCACGCCGCCCCGGCCGCTGCGCGTGTTCTACCTGCAGGCCGAGATCCAGTATCACTACCTGCGCGAGCGCATGCAGCAGATCGCGCTGCCCGCCGCTGTGATCGCCGCCGCGCGCGACACCTTCATCGCCACGCCGAAGCTGAAGCTGCTGCTCGACGCGGAGGGCGTCGCCCGCGTGGCCGAGGCGATCCGGGCCGCATTCCCCGACGCGCCGCCCGACATCATCGTCATCGACCCGATCCGCAACCTCTTCGATGGCGGCCCCGAGGGCGGCGGCGAGAACGACAACACCGCCATGATGTTCTTTCTGAAGGACCGGGTGGAGCTCCTGCGCGAGGAGGTCAATCCGGACGCGGGCGTCATCCTCGCCCACCACACCCGCAAGGCCACCAAGCACCAGGTCAAGGACGATCCCTTCCTCGCGCTCTCCGGCGCCAGCGCGCTGCGTGGTTTCTACACCTCGGGGCTGCTCATGCACCGGCCTAACGAGGACAGCAGCGTCCGCAGGCTGGAGATCGAGCTGCGAAATGGTCCCGCGCTGCCGGGCAAGCTCATCGACAAGGTGAAGGGCGAATGGGTCGAGCTGAACCCGATGAACGAGCGCCTGGTGCGCAAGGAGGTCGGCGCGAAACTCGACGCCGAACGGCTGCGCAAGCATGATGTCATCCTCGGCATGCTGCTGGACGAGGCGGCCAGCGAGCGCCTCTACACCGCCATGCAGTTCGCCGAGACCTTCGAGAACCGGGGCGGTCTGGGCAGCAAGCACACCATCCGCGAGCGGCTCAGCGTGCTGGCGACCAAGGGCTTCGTGAAGTTCCTGCGCGACCCCTCGGGGTTCGGCTTCCCCGTCACCCGGTCCCGGTTCGGCTACCTCTGCGTCGAGGGCATGCAGTTCGGCGCGTACGTCGAGCATGTCGATCCAGACACCGGCGAGGTCACCACAACCGCCCGTCCGGTCCTGCCCAGCCACTTCAAATGCCCCCAATCCGGGCTCTGCCTGCAGGTCGAAAACCCCGCCGTCTGGGTCTACCAGGACGGGCTGGAGGACGACCTAACTCATATGAGTGAGGCCTGACTCATATGACAGCGCCAACTGTGCACTCAATGAAATCAACGGGTTACGGGCAAATAAGAGTCAGGCCCCTGACTCATGCCCGAAGACTTCATGAAGTCTTATTCCGCAATGATTTCAGCGACTTGAGCGCCCCGGAACAGTTAGGTGTCAAACCCCCATACTACGTATGGGAGGGCCACCCCACGGGGTTGGCCACTCCTCCCATACGTCCGGGCCAGCCGCGCGCGCCGCCGTGACGGCCTGTTGTGCTTCCCGATCCGACGACGGCGGCCCCGTACCGCCAAGCACCAGACCGCCGTCGTCTTCCACCACCACAGGCCACCGGCAAAGGAGACCCATCATGGCTCACCCGACTCTGATCCCGAATGGCGACGGCGCAAGGTTTGAATCGCTGCCGCTCGACGCCCCCCGCAACCGCTGCATTCTCGCGCTCGACCTCGGCACCTCGACCGGCTGGGCGATCCGCGGCCATGACGGCCTGATCACCAGCGGCACCGTCTCGCTGCGTCCCGGCCGCTTCGACGGGGGCGGCATGCGCTACCTCCGCTTCTCCAACTGGCTGACCGAGATCGACCGGCTGTCCGGGCCCGTCGCCGCTATCTGGTTCGAGGAAGTCCGCCGCCACGCGGGCACCGACGCGAGCCACATCTATGGCGGGCTCATGGCCACGCTGACGGCATGGGCCGAGCTGCGCGGCGTGCCCTACGAGGGCGTCCCGGTCGGCACGATCAAGCGCCACGCCTCGGGCAAGGGCAACGCCGACAAGGCCGCCATGGTCGCCGCCGTCCGCGCCCGCGGCTTCTGCCCCGCCGACGACAACGAGGCCGACGCCATCGCCCTGCTGCTCTGGGCGATCGAGACGAACGGGGGTGTCGCATGAGATGGCATCCCCACGGCTACGGCGGCCGACGCCGGGATCCCGAGCAGGTCAAGCGCGAGGGCTGGCAGGAACAGGGCGTCCTCGCGGTCTCCGCCGATGACGACCGCCTCGCCTGGCCCGAGCGTGAACTGGTCCGCCAGCTGGGCGAGAAGCTCTACGGCCCGCGCCCGTCCGACAGGGAGGCGCGCCATGGCTGATCGCGAATGGACCGCCGATTGCGTCGCCGATCATTTCGAGGAGGCGTTCCGCACCCTGCGCAAGCTGCCGCCGGTGAAGGCGCAGGGCTACTTCAACACCTGGCCCGACATCGTGCGCACCAGCCGCGAGATCGCGGCGATGGAGCCGCAGCCGATGCGGGTCTGGCCCTCGGCCGCCGCGATCACCCGGCTCGAGCAGACCTTCGACTGGGTGCTCTGGATCGAGGAGGCGGAGCGCAAGCTGGTCTGGTCCCGCGCGGCCCGCGTGCCGTGGAAGCAGATCAGTGGCGAGCTCGGTTGCGACCGCACGACGGCGTGGCGTCGCTGGCAGCTGGCGCTGACCAAGATCGCTGCGCGCCTGAATGCGCAGTGACTCCAATGTGTTGCAACACTTTTTCCTTCGACATCTGCAACAGATCCATGCTATTCCGAAGGCAAGATGGGGAGAGTGCGCTGGAAGGCTCGCTCTCCCCTTTGCGTTGACGGGGGCCTTCTGGACCCCGGTATCCAGCAAGGGTCCGGCCGGGGTCCAGCCCGAGGCAGTTTCCGGTTCCTTCCTGGCGATATTCGTATGCTGGCGGGCGAAGCGCGGGACATCGCCAGCGACAGGGCCGGATTTTTGGGAAGCCACCCGGAAGCCGGAGCCACTCGCCCGCCGCGCAAACACCAATGAACGCTGGCCTTCCGACTGGACACCGCTGGTGGCTGCTGGACCCCGCTTGGGGTCCAGCCCGGCATCCGGAGTCCGGAAGCCGCCGGCATCCAGCCGACCGAGGAACCTTGCCCACCATGACGCTGAGCTTCGCCCCGGACGCGATCGAGACGTGGCCGCTGTCGCGCCTGCAGCCCTACGCGAAGAACGCGAAGGCGCACGGGCCGGACCAGGTCGCGAAGATCGCCGCCAGCATGGCCGAGTTCGGCTGGACCGTGCCCTGCCTCGTCGCCGAGGACGGCGAGCTGATCGCTGGGCACGGGAGAGTGCTGGCCGCGACGCAGCTCGGTCTGGCCGAGGCGCCGGTGATCGTGCTGGGGCATCTGACCGAGGCGCAGCGCCGGGCGTACCGGATCGCGGACAACAAGCTGACCGAACTCGGGACGTGGGACGAGGCGCTGCTGTCGGCAGAACTGAACGACCTGCTGGCCGAAGACTTCGACCTGTCGCTGGTGGGCTTTTCCGATGGCGAACTCGACAAGCTGCTGGCCTACGTCGCGGAAGACGACGGTGAAGAAGGTGGCGCCGGGGGCTCCGTGCCGCCGGTGAGCATCCCTGAACCGCCGCGCAATCCTGCGTCGCGGACGGGCGATCTGTGGATCCTCGGCGATCACCGCCTGCTCTGCGGCGACAGCACCAGCGCTGCCGACGTTCGCCGCCTGATGAATGGCGAGCGGGCGATCCTGTTCGCGACCGATCCGCCGTATCTCGTCGACTACGACGGCTCCAACCATCCGACGCGCAACAAGGACTGGTCGGCGTCCTACGGGACGACATGGGACGACAGTTCGCAGGGCGCGGAGCTCTACGACGGCTTCATTGCCGCCGCCGTGGCGGAAGCCATCGCCGAGGATGCGGCCTGGTACTGCTGGCACGCCTCGCGCCGCCAGGCGATGCTCGAGGCCTGCTGGGAAAAGGCCGGGGCCTTTGTCCATCAGCAGATCATCTGGGTGAAGGACCGCGGGGTTCTTACCCGGTCGCATTATCTGTGGAAACACGAGCCCTGCTTCATGGGCTGGCGGCGTCCGAACCGCCCGCCCAAGGTCGCCGAGGAAACGCTGCCGTCGACCTGGGAGATGCCCAGCTTCGCGAAGGACGAGCGCCCCGACCACCCGACGCCGAAACCGCTCGACGCCTTCGGCATCCCGATGCGCCAGCACGTCGCCCGAGGCGGCCTCTGCTACGAGCCCTTTTCTGGGTCGGGTTCGCAGATCATCGCAGGCGAGGCCAACGGCCGCCGCGTCTTCGCGATGGAAATCAGCCCGGCCTACATCGATGTCGCCGTTGAACGCTGGCAGGCCGAAACCGGCAAGGACGCGATCCTCGACGGCGACGGCCGGACCTTCGCTGAGGTGAGGACCGAGCGGCTGGGCGACGATGCCGAACCACCGGCCGAGACGCCGGACACGGACGCCGAACCCGAACCCGAACCCGCGCGAAAGCGCAAGTCCGCCGCATGAAGCAGTCACGCCTCATGTCTCTGGTCGAGTCCATCACCAACGTGGTCGTCGGCTACGGCGTCGCCGTCGTCACGCAGATCCTGATCTTCCCGGTCTTCGGGCTGCACACGACGCTGGCGGAGAATCTGAAGATGGGCGCGGTGTTCACCTTGGTGAGCATCGCACGATCCTTCGCCCTGCGGCGGGTGTTCGAGACGATCCGGATGCGGAGCGCCAAATGATCGACCGCCGCCCCAGTGGGACGGCGGCCATCAACCTGTCGGGGTCCGGTGTGTCAGGCGGCAGGGAGTTTGTACACGCGCCCCCGATCCTCGACCTTCTCCGAGGTCACCTCGAGCCCGAGTTTCTTCTTGAGCGCCCCGGCCATCGCGCCGCGCACCGTGTGCGACTGCCATCCCGTCGCGGCCATGATCTCCTCGATGGTCGCGCCGTCCGGCGCGCGCAGCATGGCGATCAGCGTTGCCTGCTTGGTGCCCTCGCGCGGCGTGCGCGCCTTGGGCGCGGACTTCGGTTCGGTGCGGGTGTCCGGCGCGGGCTCCTCGGTCGGCGCGTCCGTCGCGCCCGCAGGCGCGGGGTTCGCGTCCTCGGGCTCGATGCCGATGGCGGCTAGGCCTGCGTCGGTGGCGACCAGCGCAACGCCGTGGCGATCGCCGGTCTCGCGCCAAATGAGCTCGTCCTTGCGCAGGTCGGCGTCGACCTCTTCGAGGAAGCCCTTGGCGAGCATCGCGCCGATCACCTTGGCGGCGGCGCCGCCGCGCAGGCTCTCGGGCAGCGGCAAGGCGATGCGGTTCTCGCGCTGTGCGGCGGCGCTGAGGATGATGGCTTGGGTATCGGAAAGCTTGGTCATGGGGTCGTCTCCGTATTCGGGCCCGCGTCATGCGGCGCCTTCTACGACCCCGAGCCGCGCAGGGCGCGCGGCGGGAGTTCCGGCAGCGCCGAAGATCAGCGGGCGTGTTCGCCCTCGCCGAAGGCGCTGTCGGTGATGCGCTTCAGGAGGCTGGCGTAGTGTTCGAGGGTGCCGACCATGGCCCAGCCCGCCTCGTCGGGGGCGCAGTTGAAATGGTCGTCGCTGAGCGCCTGCAGGCGGGCGAGCATCTCGTCGATCTCGGCTTTCTTGCCGATGAAGGCCGCGAGCGCGTTCGCCCGGTTCCTCGAACCGGTGGCGGAACCGGGCTCACCCTTGCTCCGGCGCGCCTTCTCGGCGCGGAGCTCAAAGCGCGGGGTGGTGATCGGGTTCAGGCGCGTGGTCATCGGGGTGGCTCCTTGGTGAGTTGCATCGTCTTCGTGGGATCACGTTCCCTCTGTCCGCCGCGCTTATCAACTCGATAAGCACATGAATCTGAATGATAATCGGAGCCGTCGATGCAGGGTATGAGCGAGCGCCAGTACGCCGCCCATGTCGGGCTGTCGCGGGGCGCGATCCAGAAGGCGAAGACGGCCGAACGCCTGGTCCTCTGTCCCGATGGCAGCATCAACGCGGCGGCCAGCGACGCCAGGCGCGCCGAGACGACCGACCCGTCGAAGACCCGCCAGCCGCCCGCGCCGAAGCTGAAGCCGGTCCCCGAGGCGGCGGTGGCCGCCGTCGGCGACACGCTGCGTGAACAGGGTCTGGCCGTCCCCGCCGTCGGCGGCGGCACGACCTTCCTGCAGGCCAAGACCGCGAACGAGGTGCTGAAGGCGCAGGAACGGCGCATCCGTCTGCAGAAGCTGAAGGGAGAGTTGATCGAGCGGGCCCGCGCGCTGGCGCTGGTGTTCCGCCTGGCGCGCGAGGTGCGGGACGCATGGGTGACTTGGCCCGCGCGCGCGGCGGCGCTGATGGCGGCCGAGCTCTCGGCCTCGTGCAGCGACGCGACGGGCCAGCAGATCACCGTGGAGCCAGCCGCGATGCAGAAGGTCCTGGAGAAACATGTACGCGCCCACCTCGACGAACTCGCCGAGGTCCGGCCCGACTTCCGGTGATCATGACGCGCTGACGGACTTCGACGGCGCGGGCGAGATCCTGCGCGCCTGGGGCAACGGGCTGCGACCCGACCCGGACCTGACCGTGTCAGAGTGGGCGGACCGGCACCGGATGCTCTCTGGCCGCGCCTCGGCCGAGCCCGGGCGATACCGCACGGTGCGCACGCCCTACATGCGCGAGATCATGGACCGGCTGTCGCCCGGCGACCCCGCGCAGCGGATCGTGTTCATGAAGGCGGCGCAGGTCGGGGCGACCGAGGCCGGCAACAACTGGATCGGCTTCGCCATCCACCAGGCGCCGGGCCCCATGCTGGCGGTCCAGCCGACTGTGGAACTGGCCAAGCGCAACTCGCGCCAGCGGATCGATCCGCTGATCGACGAAAGCCCGGAGCTGCGGGAGCGGGTGAAGCCTGCGCGCTCGCGCGATGCGGGCAACACCATGCTGTCCAAAGAGTTCGCGGGCGGCATCCTGATCATGACTGGCGCGAACTCGGCGGTCGGGCTCCGGTCCACGCCGGCGCGCTACATCTTCCTCGACGAGGTCGACGCCTATCCGGCCTCGGCCGACGAGGAAGGCGACCCGGTCACGCTGGCGGAAGCGCGGTCGCTGACCTTCGCCCATCGGCGCAAGGTCTTCCTGGTCTCGACGCCGACGATCCGGGGGCTGAGCCGGATCGAGCGCGAGTACGAGGCCAGCGACCAGCGGCGGTTCTTCGTGCCGTGCCCGCATTGCGGCGCGATGCAGTGGCTGAAGTTCGACCGGCTGCGCTGGCAGAAGGGGCGCCCGGAGACGGCGGAGTATCACTGCGAGGGCTGCGAGACGCCCATCGCGGAGCACCACAAGACGGCGATGCTGGAGGGCGGCGAATGGCGGGCGACCGCCACGGCCGCCGATCCGAGCACGGTCGGATATCACCTCTCGGCGCTCTATTCGCCGATCGGCTGGCTGAGCTGGGAGCGGATCGTGCGGGCATGGGACGCGGCGCAGGGTTCGGACGAGGCAATCAAGGCGTTCCGCAACACGATCCTCGGCGAGACATGGGTCGAGACCGGCGAAGCGCCGGATTGGCAGCGGCTCTACGACCGTCGCGAGCGCTGGACATCCGGCACGGTGCCTGCGGGCGGGCTGTTCCTGACCGCCGGCGCCGACGTGCAGAAGGACCGGATCGAGGTGGACGTCTGGGCCTGGGGTCGCGGTCTGGAAAGCTGGCTCGTCGAGCACCTTGTGATCGAGGGCGGGCCGGATCGGCATGACGCATGGTCGGAGCTGACCGCGCTGCTGGATCGAAGCTGGCCGCATGAACGCGGCGCGCATCTGCGGATCGCGCGGCTCGCCATCGACACGGGCTACGAGGCCCCGGCGGTCTATTCCTGGTCGCGGGCGCAGGGCTTCGCGCAGGTATCGCCGGTCAAGGGCGTCGAGGGCTTCAACCGCTCGAGCCCGGTCTCGGGGCCGACCTTCGTCGACGCGACCGAAGGCGGCAAACGCCTCCGGCGCGGGGCGCGGCTCTGGACCGTGGCGGTGTCGACCTTCAAGGCCGAGACCTACCGCTTCCTGCGGCTGGCGCGCCCGACCGAGGAGGAGATGGCCGACGGGGCGGCGTTCCCGCCCGGCTCGGTCCATCTGCCTCATTGGGTCGAGAACGAATGGCTGAAGCAGTTCGTGGCCGAGCAGCTGGTGACGGTACGCACCAAGCGCGGCTTCGCGCGTCTGGAATGGCAGAAGCTGCGCGAGCGCAACGAGGCGCTGGACTGCCGGGTCTACGCCCGCGCCGCCGCCTGGACCGCGGGCGCGGATCGCTGGTCTGAGGCGAAATGGCGCGACCTCGAGGACCAGCTCGGGGCTGCCCCCACCGACACCGATCCCGCTGGACAGATCAACCGGCCGGGACAGGCCCCGCAGGGCAAGCGCCGCTCCGACTGGCTCGGGCGGCGCGAAGGATGGTTCTGAGTGAGGACCGGTCCGCGCAGCGGATGCGAGGCTCCAGTGGAGCGTCGCAAGGGAACGAACGCACTGAGCGGGAGCGAAGGGCATGGACTGGACGGAAACCGAGCTTTCGGCGCTGCGCCGCGCCTATGCCAGCGGCACGACCCGGGTCAGCTATGACGGCAAGTCGGTGGATTACGGCTCCGCCGAGGATCTGCTCGCCCGGATCCGGACCATCGAGCGCGCCATCGCGGGCACCTCCCGGCCGCTGCCAGTGGCCGGGCTCGCGAGCTTCTCGCGCGGGGATCGGTGATGTCCGCGAACTGGTTCGATCACGCCATCGCCACGGTGGCGCCGCGCATGGCGGCCCGCCGCGTGATGGCGCGTCAGGCGTTCGAGACCCTGACGCGGGGCTATGACGGGGCCGCGCGCGGACGGCGGACGGAGGGCTGGCGCGCGCCGGGATCCTCGGCCGACACCGAGATCGGCGTGGCCGGGGCACTCTTGCGTGACCGGATGCGCGATCTGGTGCGCAACAACCCGCATGCGGCCAAGGCCGTCGCGGTGCTGGTCAACAACATCATCGGCGCCGGGATCATGCCGCGCGCCGCGAGCGGCGACGACACGCTGGATCGGAAGGTCGACGCGCTTTTCGAGCGCTGGACTGCGGAGTGCGACGCCGACGGCCAGCTCGACTTCTATGGTCTGCAGACGCTGATCTGCCGCGAGATGGTCGAGGCGGGCGAGGTGCTGGTGCGCCGTCGCCTGCGCCGGTCTTCGGATGGTCTGCCGGTGCCGCTGCAACTGCAGGTGCTGGAGGCCGACTTCCTCGACGCCACGAAATCCGGCGTCCTCGGCGCGGGACGGCTGGTGCAGGGGATCGAGTTCGATCCGGTCGGCAAGCGCCGGGCCTACTGGCTGCATGCGGAGCATCCGGGCGACGCCTATGGCGCCTTGCAGAACGGGTTGCAGAGCCGCCCGGTCCCGGCGACCGAGATCGCCCATGTCTACGAGAAACAGCGCACGCAGGCCCGCGGCGTTCCTTGGGGCGCGCCGGTGATCCGTAGCTTGCGCGATCTCGACGACTATGAAGTGGCCGAACTGGTCCGCAAGAAGACCGAGGCCTGCGTCACCGCCATCGTCTTCGGCGACGACGAGGCGCAACAGGGCATTGCGCCCTCCGTGGTCGACGCCGACGGCAACCGCGTCGAACAGTTCGAGCCGGGGCTGATTGCCTATGCCCGCGGCGGCAAGGACATCCGCTTCAACCAGCCCTCCGCCACCGGCGGCTACGGCGAATACAAGCGCGCCAGCCTGCACACGATCTCGGCCGGGTTCCGCGTGCCCTATGAGCTGCTGACCGGCGATCTCAGCCAGGTGAACTATTCCTCGATCCGGGCCGGGCTCGTGGAGTTCCGCCGCCAGATCGACGCCGTGCAGTGGCAGCTGTTCATCCCGATGTTCTGCGCGCCGGTCTGGCGATGGTTCACGGAAGCCGCATGGGCGGCGGGCCAGATCCCGTCGCCGATCGTGCCGGTGGAATGGTCGCCGCCCAAGTTCGAGGCGGTCGATCCGCAGAAGGATGCGATGGCGAACCTGCTGTCGATCCGCTCCGGCACCATGACGCTGGCCGAGGTGATCGCGCGGCAGGGACGTAACCCCGACGCCGTGCTGGCCGAGATCGCCGCGACCAACGCCAAGCTCGATGCGCTGGGGCTGGTGCTCGACAGCGATCCGCGGCGGGTCACGAAAACCGGCAGCGCGCAGACCAGCGATCCGGCGACCGATCCCGCCGCCGACGAACCAGACACGGACGACCCGGCCGCCGACGCGGACAATGACCCGGCGCAGGCCGACCAACAGGACTGACCCCATGGACACGATGATCGAACTGCCGGCCATGCGCCGGTCGGCGGAGCTTGCGCCGAACACCGCCGATGCCGACAGCCGCACCGTCGAGGTGGTCTGGTCGGCCGGGGCCCGCGTCCGCCGCGCAACCTTCTTCGGTGAACCCTACGACGAGGAGCTGAGCCTCGATCCGGCCCATGTCCGGCTCGACCGTCTGAACGCGGGCGCGCCCTTCCTGAAGGTGCACGAGCTCGACACGCTCGACGCGGTGATCGGCTCAGTCGTCCCCGGTTCCGCCCGGATCGAGAACGGCCGCGGTATTGCGCTGGTGCGGATCAGCGAACGTGCCGATGTCGAACCGATCTGGCGCGACATCCAGGCCGGGCACATCCGCGCGGTCTCGATCGGCTACCAGGTCCACCGCTTCGAGGTCTCCAAACCCGAGGCTGCGCGCGAACTCTGGCGGGCGGTGGACTGGACGCCCTTCGAGGTCTCCGCCGTCGCGGTCGGCGCCGATCCCGCCGCGGGCTTCCGGGCCCAGCATCCCCTTCACGACTGCGTCCTCCACCGCCGGGACGCCCCCACAGAGCAAGGAGCATCCCCGATGACGGACAAGACCCAGACCCCGGCGAGCGACGCCGCCGCACCCGCCACCACCCAGCTGACCGCGCCGGTCGCAACCGAGGACACCACAATGACCGAGCCGAAAGCGGCGGCGCCCGAACCCAAGGTCGCTGCAGTCGAAACCCGGGCACAGCCCCACACCGCCCAGACCAGCGCGCCCGACACGGAGGCAGTCGCCACCCGCGCCCGCGAGGCCGAGCGCGATCGCGTCTCCACGATCTACGATCTGGCCGGGCGGCTGAACCTCGAGCGCGGTTTCGCCGAGGATCTGGTCAAGCGCGGCGTCAGCGTCGACGAGTCCCGCCGCCTGATCCTCGATCAGGTCGCGGCGAAGTCGGACGAGACCCGGACCTTCCCCCATGTCTCCATCCCGCTCGGCGGCCGGGACGAGCGCATCACCCGCCGCGACGCGGTGGCGAATGCGCTGCTGCACCGCTACAGCCCGACGCTGTTCCAGCTGGAGGACGCTGCCCGCCAGTACCGCGGCATGACGCTGCTGGAACTCGCCCGCGAAAGCCTCGGCAATGCCGGGGTCAACACGCGCGGCCTGTCGCGCGACGAGGTGGCGACGCGGGCGCTGCACTCGACCTCGGACTTCCCCGAGATCCTGTCGGCCGTCACCAACAAGACCCTGCGGCAGGCCTACGAGGCCTATCCCCGCACCTTCATGCTGTTCTGCCGCCAGGTGCTGGCCACCGACTTCAAGGCCATGCACCGGGTCCAGCTGGGCGAGGCCCCTCAGCTGCTGGAGGTCGGCGAGAGCGGCGAGTTCAAGCGCGGGACACTGGGCGAGAGCAAGGAGAGCTACAAGGTCAAGACCTATGGCCGGGTGGTCGCGATCACCCGCCAGACGCTGATCAACGACGATCTCGACGCCTTCACGCGCATCCCCGCGATGTACGGCAACTCCATCGCCCAGCTGGAGTCCGACGTGGTCTGGGGCATCATCACCGCCAACCCGGCGATGGCCGACGGCTCCGCGCTGTTCCACACCACGCACAAGAACCTCGCGGGCACTGGCACGGCGCTGGCGGTCGAGGCGGTGGGCGCTGCGCGCGCGGCGATGGCCAAGCAGACCGGGCTCGACAAGAAGACGGTGCTGAACGTCCGTCCTGCTTTCCTGATCGTGCCCGCCTCGCTGGAACTGAAGGCCGAGCAGCTGGTCGCGCAGAACCTGGTGCCCGCCTCGACGTCCAGCGTCGTGCCGCAGTCGATCCGGACGCTTGCGCCGATCAGCGAGCCGCGCCTCGACGCCGCCAGCGAGACCGCCTGGTATCTGGCGGCCAGCCCGAACCAGATCGACACCATCGAGTACGCCTATCTCGAGGGCCAGCAGGGTGCCTACATCGAGACGCGCAACGGCTTCGACGTCGACGGCGTCGAGATCAAGTGCCGCCTCGACTTCGGCGCCAAGGCGATCGACTGGCGCGGCCTCTACAAGAACCCGGGCGCGTAACCCGCACCCCATGCTGAACCCTGACATGCGGGCGGTCCTGACGGGCCGCTCTTCGTCTTTCCACAAGGACCATCCCCATGAAAAACTTCGTCCAGCCCGGCAACACCATCACCCTGACCGCACCCTATGCCGTCGCCTCCGGCGATGGGCTGCTCGTCGGTTCCATCTTCGGTATCGCCGCTGGCGCCGCCACCCTCGGCGATACCGTCGAGGCCGCACTGACCGGCGTCTTCGACATCACCAAAGTCGGCTCCCAGGCCTGGACCGTGGGCGCCAGGGTATATTGGGACGACACCAACAAGCGCTGCACCACGGTCGCAACCGACAACACGCCTGTAGGCGTGGCCGTCGAGGCCGTGGCCAGCGGCGCGGGCGACACCATCGGCCGGGTGCGCCTGAACGCAACGTTCTGATGAGCGCCTTCGCCGCCGCCGTTGGCGCGCTCTTCGCCGATCCGAACATCGGCCGGGACGCGGTCTATATCGCCGACGGCGGCGCGCCCCTGCTGGTGCGCGTCGTCGCCCGGCGCGCCGACGCGATCAGCGATTTCGGCGACGCGCGGCTCTGGTCCGAGACCACGCGAATCGACCTACGCGTGGCCGAGGTTGCAACCCCGCGCCCCGGCGACCGGATCGAGATCGACGGCGAGGCCTTCCTCATCCAGGGCGAGCCCGTCCGCGACCGCGAACGGCTGGTCTGGACCGTCGATCTGAGGCCCGCGTGACCGCGATGAAGCTGAAGCTCGACATCGATCCAGACATCGTCGCGATGATGGCGGCCGAGGTCGCGGCGGGCGAACGTGCGGTGACGGCAGCTATGCGCGAGGCCGGTACCGGGCTGAAGTCGGCGTGGCGGCTGCAGATCAATGGGGCGGGGCTCGGGCCTCGGCTCGCCAATTCGATCCGGAGCCAGAGCTTCCCGAGGTCGGGCGAGAGCCTGGACGCCGCAGCACTGGTCTGGTCGAAGGCGCCGGTCATCGTCGGCGCGCATGACACCGGCCCGCTGATCCGCTCCAAAGACGGCTTCTGGCTGGCGATCCCGCTGCCCGCCGCAGGCAAGTCCCTTCGCGGCGGTCGGATCACGCCCTGTGAATGGGAACGCCGACGTGGGTTGCGCCTGCGCTTCGTCTATCGTCGCACGGGGCCGAGCCTGCTGGCGGCCGAGGGCCGCCTCAACACGAAAGGCCAGGCGGTGGTGTCGCGCTCGAAGACCGGGCGCGGCAAGGTCACCGCGCCGATCTTCCTGCTGGTGCCGCAGGTCAAGCTGCCGAAGCGGCTGGACCTGGCGCGGGACGCAGACCGGGCGTTGGATAGCGTGCCGGGGCTGATCGTGGCAAACTGGGTGAATGGAAGAGCCACTTAACCGCCGCCCTTCGGCAACTCCTTCGCGTATCGAGAAATAAATGTCTCCGGTAAAGCCATCAAAATTTCGTTTACTCTTGCACCATCTTTGTTAAGCGGGCCTTCCGCATAGTTTACCTTTGTTTCGCTTACGTAAGTAGTCTTGATCTGACCATCGACCAAAATCTTACGACCGTTATCATCCCTTATCACATACTGCATTGCTTGGCGTCCAATTTTCAAATCATTATAGCTTTTCTTTATATTTACAATGCCGTCAAACTGAACAAATCCAGACACTTTTGAAATGCTGAACTTCTGCGAAAGGGAGACGGTAACAACTAGGTAGGATTGTGGTGGTACTTCAAGTTTCTCTGTTACGGAAAGCGCCTCTGTTTTAGTTCCCGAAGTTGTACTGCCTGTGGTGATTGCTGTCGTGAGAGAACGAGTTATGCTATAGGAAGCGCCACCACCAATACTGCTGCCTACGACCGCCCCGATTGGAACCGAAAGGCTTAAATTTACGGACGATGTACTCGAAGTAGATGACGTAATGTTTTTTGAAAAGCTAGATGTTGTTTGATCAACATATGAAGACTGGAAATTGTAGTCTCTAGATTGGGGCTTATCCGTACTGTTCTCAAATACCCTTCGATCTGCCTCAACCTCATCAATAGTCTCAACGCTACTACCTTCATCAACATCGAGTTGAGCCAACACAACTTCCAAGGCTTCAATTTGAATATCGCTCTCAGGATACTTTCGAACAAGAAGCCAATAGACTTCATGATTCAAATCAATGTAAACTCCAGGATCGTTTTTTAATCGAGACCTAAGCTTCTTCTTTTCCTCGCCGGCGTGGTCGGCAGCGGTGAATCCATCTAGCAGCCCCATCTTTAACCTCCGTATTCAAAGCTATGGACAAGCGCCCATCCAATCGCAGATGGCATTGACGACATTGGCAATGCCGCCAGCGACGGTTGCCCCCAGTGAGACAATGAAAGCCAATGCAGTAGTCGTTCCTACGCCTGCAAATGCGGCAAGCTGAACAACTGCGGTTGATGCCGCGGTAAGCGATCCAAGCCCAGCAGCAGACGCCGCCACAATCAATGCGGCGACACCGAATGCACCGGTTTTGCAAGAAGCGCAACCCAATGACGGGAGCTTCAATGATAGGTTTGTTCTAGGATCAATGGCGTCGAGAATGAAAGGTGCAACCTCGGAAGAGAAGAACGAATTGAACTGCTCTTTGTCAAAGTGCTGCGGTTCGCTATCTGCAAAGAATATTTTGAATGGATCAAGTTTTAAGAGTGACCTTATAGCTTCATCCTCTCTCGCCGCCTTCACAACGTTCTCGAGGTCCATTCGCAATCCTCACAGTTTTAGATTCTGCTTGAGGTCTAACATAAAATGACTGCTCGCGAAACAATCCTCACCGCGCTGCACGCGCGGCTCTCGGCGCTGCCCGCCACGGCCCTGCGCGGCGAGGTGCTGCCCGAGCGGATGCCGACCGCAGGCCTGCTGATCCTGCGCGACGGCGAACCAGGGGAGCCGGAGGTGACGCTGTCGCCGCTCGCCTACCACTACCAGCACCGGGCCGAGATTGAGGCGGTTGTGCAGGGGACCGACCGTGACGCCGCCTTCGACGCGCTGACCGCCAGCATCGGCTCGACGCTTGCCGCCGACCGGACGCTGGGTGGGCTCTGCGACTGGGTCGAGGCGGAAGCGCCCCGCCCGGTCGATCTGCCAGTCGAGGGCGCGGCCAGCCTGAAGGCCGCCGTGATCCCGGTGGTGTTGCACTATTCCACGGCCGATCCGCTCGGCTGACCCCGACAACCCGAGGAGAACACCATGGCACGAGCCCAGGGGGCGCGGGCGCTGATGGCGCTTGCGTTCGAGACGACCTATGGCACGCCGCCCGTCAGCGGCTTCACCCGCATGCCCTTCGCCAGCACCTCGCTTGGCGCGGAGCAGCCGCTGCTGAACTCGGAGCTTCTCGGCTACGGCCGCGATCCGCTGGCGCCGATCAAGGACGCGGTAACGGCCGACGGCGATGTCGTGGTGCCGCTCGACACCGGAGCCTTCGGCTTCTGGCTGAAGGCGGCCTTCGGGACGCCGACGACCACCGGCGCGGAAGCACCGTACAGCCACGAGTTCCAGTCCGGCGCCTGGACGCTGCCCAGCATGTCGATCGAGACCGGTATGCCCGAGGTGCCGCGCTACGCGATGTATTCCGGCTGCGTGCTCGACCAGATCACTTGGCAGATGCAGCGCTCGGGCCTGCTGACCGCGACGGCGCGGCTGGTGGCGCAGGGCGAGACGGTGGGCACAACGACCAGCGCCGGTACACCCGCCGCGCTGGAGCTGAAGCGCTTCGGCCATTTCAACGGGTCGATCACCCGAAACGGCTCGGCCCTCGGCAACGTCGTCTTGGCCGACATCACCTATGCCAATAACCTCGACCGGATCGAGACGATCCGCAGCGATGGCCGGATCGACGGCGCGGATCCCTCCATCGCCGCGCTGACCGGCTCCATCGAGGTTCGGTTCGCCGACAGCACACTGGTGACGCAGGCGATCAACGGCGATCCCTGCGAGCTCGAGTTCGCCTACGTCCTGCCGTCCGGCGAGAGCTTCACCTTCACCGTGCATGCCGTCTACCTGCCGCGCCCGCGTATCGAGATTTCCGGGCCGCAGGGCGTGCAGGCGACGTTCGACTGGCAGGCGGCGCGCGACAGCGTCGTCGGCCGTATGTGCACCGCAACCCTCGTGAACGATGTGGAGACGTATTGATGCTGACGCTCGACCTGACCAACACCCCGCGCTGGCATGACCTCGCGCCCAGCGTCCGGGTGCAGCTGCGCCCGCTCACCACCGCGCTGATGGTGGCGACGCGCAGCGATCCCGCCGTCGAGGCAGTTCCGGAGGAGGCCTCGGACGAGGAACGCGCCGTCGCCTTCGCCAAGGCGCTGGCGCGGCGGGCGGTGCTCGCCTGGGAAGGTGTGGGAGATTCCGACGGCAACGCGATCGACCCGAGCCCCGAAGCCATCGACGCGCTGCTCGACGTCTGGCCGATCTTCGAGGCCATCCAGCTGACCTATGTCTCCAAAGGCCTCCTGCTGGAACAGGAAAAAAACGCCTCCGCGCTCTCGCCGAATGGTCCTTCGGCGGGGGCGAGCGCTACTGCGAAGCCTGCGCGCAAGCCTGCCCGGACTGCCCGGCGCGGCTGAACCGTCCGGAAACGCCGGAGGGTTGGCAGGTCTGGGACCTGGTCGGCCGTCTTGGCGGACAGTTGCGCGTGCTGCCGGGCGCGGTGATCGGCTGGGACATGTCGGCGGCGCTGTCGCTCGGTGACGCGCTCGGCGTCCCGCCACTGGCGATGGCCGAACTGCTGCCCGTCGTCGAGGCGGTAATGGTCGCCAAACTCAACGAACAGATGGATCACTCCCATGGCTGAGAAGAGGGTCAGCGTCCGCCTCGCGGCCGTGGGCGGACGGCAGGTGCGCGCCGAACTGGAAGGTGTCGGCGAAGCCGGATCGCGCGGCTTCGGACGGCTCAGCCGGGAGATGGAAGCGGCCAACGCTCGGATCGCAGCCTTCTCGCGCCGTGTTGCTGTGGCGGCCGCAGCAGCCGTTGCCGCCGCTGCGGCTGCTGGCGTGGCGATGATCCGCTCCGGTCTGCAGACGGTCGATGCGCAGGCAAAGCTGGCGCAGTCGCTCGGCACCACGGTCGCCTCGATCCAGACGCTGGAGCGCGCGGGCGAGCTGGCGGGCGTGTCGATGTCCGGCATCGAACAGGCGACGAAGGATCTGACGCGCCGTCTCAGCCAGGCGGCCGCCGGGACCGGCCCCGCCGCCGACGCGCTGGACCGTCTCGGGCTCTCGGCCACCGACCTGATCGCCCTGCCGCTGGACCAGCGGGTCGGCGCCATCAACGCAGCCATCGAAAGCTTCGTGCCCGCCGCCGAGCGCGCTGCCGTCGCGGGCCAGCTCTTCGGCGAGGAAGGCTCCATCGCCATGTCGCGGATTGACACCGCGACGCTGCGCCAGGCGACCGAGGACGTGCTCGCCTTCGGCGTCGTCGTGTCGGAGCAGGATGCCGATCAGATCGAGCGGACGAACGATGCCGTCTCCCGGCTTGGCCTGATCTGGCGCGGGCTGTCGAACCAGCTTGCCGTCGCGGCAGCCCCCGCGCTGGAAGCCGTGGCCAACGCCATGGCGGCGGTTGCCAGCCGCACCGGGCCGCTGGGCATCGCGATCCGCGGTCTCTTCGACAACATCGGCCGCCTGACCACCTATGCAGCTACCTTCGCCGCGCTCCTCGCGGGCCGCTGGGTGGCTGGCATGGCCGCCGCCGCGCTGTCGGTCCGTGGGTTCGCCACCGCGCTCGTCGTCCTGCGCGGTGCGCTGATCCGCACTGGCATCGGCGCGCTCATCGTCGGCGCGGGCGAGCTCGTCTATCAGTTCACCCGCCTTGTGGAGCGGGTCGGCGGCGTCGGCGAGGCGTTTCGCCTGCTGGCCGATCTGGCCTCCGAGGTCTGGGGCCGCGTCGGTCTGGCGTTCGACGCGGCGCTCGCCCAGATGGCGGCAGGCTGGGAGGGGTTGAAGGCCACCGCGCTGACCGCGCTCGACGGCGCCATCACCGGGGTTGTCAGTTTCGGGGACCGCTCGGTGGCGATCTTTCAGGGCGCGTTCGATGCGATGAAAGCGATCTGGGGGCGGCTCCCCGGCGCCATCGGTGATTTCGCGTTCCAGGCGGCGAACGGGCTTATCGGCGGGGTCGAGGCGATGCTGAATGGCGTCGTCACACGCATCAACGGCTTTATTGCGGCGCTGAATGGCGCTCTGGACCTGCTTCCCGAATGGGCGACCGGCGAAGGCGGCGTGCGGATTGGCACGCTCGATCCAGTGGCGCTCGGCCGGATCGACAACCCGTTTGCAGGCGCGGCCGAGGCGGCTGGCGCTGCGGCGGCCGATGCGTTTTCCGCGGCGCTGGCGCGCAGCTATGTCGATGCGCCCGACCTTGGTCTCGGGGCCGTGGCCGAGGATGCCCGCGCCCGGGCCGATGGCTACCGCGAGGCGGCCGGCATGCTGAGCGATGCCGCGACCCGGCCACTGGCCGCCTGGGACGCGCTGAAGGCTGCCGTCTCGAGCAGCGGGTCGGAGTCTGAAGCAGCGCTCCGGGATGCCGCGACTGCGGCGGCCGAACTGGGCACGGCGATGGACGATGCGGGGCGCGCGGCAGCGGATGCAGGTGCGGCCGCCGGGGCTGCTGCTGCCGCAGCTGAGCCCGACACGGAGGCCGCCGTCACTGGCTGGCAGGCGGTCACGGCAGCACTTTCAGACTACGCCAGCAAGGCGCGCGAGATTGGCAGCGACATCGGCCAGAGCCTCGTCGGCGCCTTCCAGTCGGCCGAGAACGCGGTGGGCGAGTTCGTAAAGACCGGCAAGCTGAATTTCCGCGACCTCGTCACCTCGCTGCTGGCAGATCTCGCCAAGCTTGCGGCGCGGCGTTTCATCCTCGGGCCGATCGCCAACGCGCTGTCCGGTGCCCTTGGCGGTGCCGGCGGGATCTTCGCCAACATCCTTCATGCAGGCGGCATCGCCGGGTCCGCTGGCCCCTCGCGGATGGTCCCGGCCATGGCCTTCGCCGCTGCACCCCGGATGCACTCGGGCGGCATGGCCGGGCTTCGTCACGACGAGGTTCCAGCGATCCTGCAGCGGGGCGAGCGAGTGCTGTCGCGTCGTGAGGCGCAGAGCTACGGAGCGGTTGGCGGGGTAAATGTCACCATCATGGCCCGCGACGCCGAGAGCTTCAGGCAATCCCGCACACAGGTCGCGGCCGACATTGCACGAGCGATCTCGCTCGGCCGGAGGGGCATGTGATGGCGTTCCATGAGGTCCGGTTTCCGGACGACATCAGCCGTGGCGCACGCGGCGGGCCCGAACGGCGGACGCAGATTGTCGAGCTGGCCTCCGGCGACGAGGAGCGCAACGCCAGTTGGGCCAACTCGCGACGCCGCTACGACGTCGCCTATGGCATCCGCCGCGCGGACGACCTGGCGGCGGTGGTCGCCTTCTTCGAGGCGCGGAACGGGCGGCTCTATGGCTTCCGCTTCAAGGACTGGGGCGACCACAAGTCCTGCCTGCCCTCGGGAACGCCATCGCCCACCGACCAGGCGATCGGCACCGGCGACGGCGCGACGACGGCGTTCCAGCTGGTGAAGCGCTACACCTCCGGCGCGCAGACCTGGACGCGCGCCATCGCCAAGCCGGTGGCGGGCACCGTGCGCATCACACTCGGCGGGGTGGAGCAGCTCTCCGGCTGGACGGTCGACACCACGACCGGTGTCGTCAGCTTCGGCGCCGCGCCGGGCTCTGGTGTCGCCATCACCGCGGGCTTCGAATTCGACGTGCCGGCCCGCTTCGACACGGACGCGCTCGACGTGACGCTCGACCTCGAGCGGCTCGGCTCGATCACCTCAATCCCTCTACTGGAACTGCGCCGATGAACGACGAACCCGGTTTCATCGCTACCGTGCTGCGCGACCTCCTGGCCTCGACGGCCGTGATCCTCGCCGCCTGGGGCGCTCTGGGCGGCGCGACCAATGCGCTGACCACGAAGATGAGCCTGCGCAACGCGATCCGCCACATCCTGCTCGGCGGGCTGATCGCGGCCGGGATGGGCAGCCTGTCGATAGCTGTCGTCGCCCGCTGGCTCGATCTGCCGGCCGAGACGGTGGCCGCCGGAAGTGCCGCTGGCTCGGCCGCGTACCTCGTCGGCGTCTTCGGGCCCGCCTTCATCGAGGTCGCACTCGCCCGCCTGCGTGGCAAGGGAGATGGCAGCGATGCGTGACCTCCTCCGTCTCGCCCAGCAGCTGCGCTGCGACCCTGCAAATCCATCCGAGGCCTTTGGCCACCGCATCCGCGTCGGGCTGGCCGTCGCCGCTCTGATCCTGATTTTCTCACTTTTCGGGTGATCCCATGCACATGACCGCCATGAAAACGTCTGATCGCGGCCTGCTGGCCCTCGTCCGGCACGAAGGACTCGTGCCCGGTCCCTATCTCGACGTTAAAAATGTCTGGACCTTCGGCATTGGCCACACCGCGGCAGCCGGTCCACCCGATCCGTCACGGATGTTGCGCGGCATGCCCGCCGATCTCGATGCCGGAATCCGCGAGGGGCTTCGCGTCTTCCGCACTGACCTGACGGACTACGAGGCCGAGGTGCTGCGCGTAGTGAAGGCTCCGCTGGCTCCGCACGAGTTCGACGCGCTGGTTTCCTTTCACTACAACACGGGCGGCATCGCCAAGGCTGCGCTCACGCGCCATCTGAATTCGGGCGACCGGGCTGCGGCAGCCGAGGCATTCCTGAACTGGCGCAAGCCCGCGGCGATCATCCCCCGCCGTGAGGCGGAACGCGATCTCTTCCGCCACGGCCGCTATCCCGGCGGGACGATCCCGGTGTGGTCAGTGGCGAGCGGCGGCCGCGTCGATTTCTCCCGTCCGATCCGGCGGCTGACAGAGGCGGAGGCGCTGGCGCTGATGCGCCCGCAGGCCGCGCCGACGGAGCTCTGCGTCCCGGCCGAACCAGCCGAACCGGCCGTCTCGCCCGAACCCATCCCGCCGCTCGGCCGCCTCTCCCGGCTGGCGGCCTTCTTTTCCACCCTGATCCGGAGGGCCTGATCCATGCGCTACGTCCGACCCAATTCCCTGACCTGGTGGGCGGGGTGTCTCGCCATCCTGACCGGCATCACCTCCATCGCGCTCCCCGCGATCGGTCCACTCGGCGAGCTTGCCCGTCTCGTCGCACTGCTCGCCGGCAGCGGCGACGCATCGCCCGCGGGACTGATGTTCCTCGGCCTCGGCCTGATCGGACTGCGCGACCGGATCGAGCGCGGGTTCCGTGGCGATGGCTGACCTCCTCATCTGGCTGGTTGCGGCTCTGGGCGCAGTCGGGGGCGTCCTCCTCGGTCGACTCTGGGGCCACGTCGAAGGGGAACGCTCAGGCAAGCAAGAGGCGGAACGCGATGCGATGGAAAAGACGATCGAGAAGGTCGAGCGGGGCCACGCGGCGGTTCGTGACGGTCGCAGCACTGGCGATCCCGCTGACCGGCTGCGCCACAACGATGGGCGCTGGTGACGCGGGCTGCGCCTCCTATGCCGAAGCGCGGCTCGCCCGGCCGCCTGCCAACACCGTCGCCGACGTTCTGCCTGACTGGGCGGACTGGATCGCCGATCTCGACGACCGCATGACGGGAACCTGCCGATGAAATCTCTCGACCCCGACCTGCAGGCCCATCTCGACGAGGGCACGACAACGCTCGCCTGGTGCTGGCGGATCGCCCGCGCCGATGGGGAGACCTTCGGTTTCACCGATCACGACCGGACGCTGAGCTTCGACGGCACCGACTTCGAGCCCGAGAGCGGGCTGACGGCCTCCGAGGTCCGTTCAAGCTCGGACCTGTCGGTCGATGCGCAGGATGCCGAGGGCGTGCTGACCTCCGACCGGATCGCCGAGACCGACATCCTCGATGGCCGCTGGGACAATGCCGAGGTCGAGGTCTGGCGGGTGAACTGGGCCGACACCGGCCAGCGCGTACTGATGCGCCGCGGCGCCATCGGCCAGATACGGCGCGGGCTGCTCGCCTTCGTCGCCGAGGTGCGTTCGCTTGCTCATGTGTTGGGCCAGACGGTCGGGCGGACGTTCCAGGCGTCCTGCGACGCCGCGCTCGGGGATGCGCGCTGCGCCGTCGATCTGGAGGACCCCGCATTCAAGGGCGCGGGCGCCGTCATCGACCTGCTGCGCGACCGAGCCTTCACCGCTTCGGGGCTTGGTGGGTTCACCTCCGGGTGGTTCACCTTCGGCACGCTGGACTGGACGAGCGGCGCGAATGTCGGGCGGCGCACCGAGGTGCTGGGCCACGACGTCACGGACGGCGTGGCGATCCTGACCCTGCTCGAGGCTCCGGTCCGTGCCATCGCCGAGGGCGACGCGTTCACCATCCGCGCGGGCTGCGACAAGCGCATCGAGACCTGCGGAGCGAAGTTCGCCAACACCGTCAACTTCCGCGGGTTCCCGCACATCCCCGGCCAGGACGCGGTGCTGCGCTACGCCACGAAAGATGGCGGCCACGACGGAGGCGTGCTGTGATGCAACCCCTCGCATTGGCCGACCCCGCGCGCGTCATCACCATTTCGCGGGCGTGGCTCGGCACGCCGTATCACGACCAGGCAAGCCTGCGCGGCGTCGGCTGCGACTGCCTCGGGCTCGCCCGGGGCGTCTGGCGCGAGGTCGTCGGCCCCGAGCCGTTCCCGATCCCGCCCTACAGCCGCGACTGGGGCGAAACCGGCCCGCGCGAGGTTCTGGCCGACGGCGCGCGCGCCATGATGATCGAAGTGGAACCGGAGGCGGCCGGTCCCGGCGCGCTGGTCCTCTTCCGCATGAAGTCCCGAGCCATCGCCAAGCATGTCGGGATCCTCACCGGGCCCGGCACATTCCTGCACGCCTACGAGCGGCTCGGCGTGATCGAGGAGCCGCTCACCCAAAGCTGGCGGCGGCGCATCGCCTTCGCCTTCCTGTTCCCGCAACGCTGAGACCTAAACATGGCAACGCTTGTCCTCGGCGCGGCCGGCGCCGCCATTGGCGGTTCGATCGGCGGCGCGATCCTCGGCGTGAGCGCCGCCACCATCGGCGGCTTCATCGGCTCCAGCATCGGCTCGGTCGTCGACAGCTGGATCATCTCGTCGATGGCGCCCACGCAGCGCATCGAGGGGGCGCGGCTCGATACGCTGCGCATCACCTCGGCCACCGAAGGCGCGGTGATCCCGCGGCTCTATGGCCGGATGCGGCTGGGCGGCAACATCATCTGGGCGACGGATTTTCGCGAAGAGACGAAGACCACCACCCACGGCGGCGGCAAGGGCGGCGGGAGCGGCAAGGTCAAGACCACCGAGTATTTCTACTACGCCAGCTTCGCCGTCGCCTTGTGCGAGGGTCCGATCACCGGCATCGGGCGCATCTGGGTCGACGGCAAGCCGATGGACCTCTCCGGCGTCACCTGGCGCTGGTATCCCGGCGACGAGACGCAGACCGCCGATCCGTTCATCGCCGCGAAGATGGGGGCGGCCAGCACGCCCGCCTATCGCGGCACCGCCTATGTCGTTTTCGAGGAACTGGCGCTCTCCACCTACGGCAACCGCCTGCCGCAGCTCTCCTTCGAGGTGTTCCGCCCGCTCGCCGATCCCGACACCGCCGAGGGGCTGACCCGCGCCGTCACCATGATCCCCGCCTCGGGCGAGTTCACCTATGCGACGCAGGCCATCCGAAAGACCGATGGCGGCGCGACGGTGCCCGAGAACCTGAACGCGCTGGCCGACTCCACCGACATGGTGGAGGCGCTGGACCGGCTGCAGGCCATGGCGCCTGCGGTCGAGAGCGTCAGCCTTGTCGTCGCCTGGTTCGGCGACGATCTGCGCGCGGGATCCTGCAAGGTCCGGCCGGGCGTCGAGGTGTCGGCCAAGTCGACCACGCCCGCCAGCTGGTCGGTCAATGGCGTCAGCCGCGCCAGCGCCTTCCTCGTCAGCCGCGACGATCAGGATCGTCCCGTCTATGGCGGCACGCCGTCCGACTTCGCGGTGGTGCAGGCGATCCAGGAGATGAAGGCGCGCGGGCTGCGCGTGACCTTCTATCCGTTCATCCTGATGGATGTGCCGCCCGGTAACACCCTGCCGAACCCCTATTCCGACAACGCCGCCGAGACGGGCCAGCCCGCGTTCCCCTGGCGGGGGCGGATCACCTGTTCCCCGGCCGCTGGTTTCGCCGGGACCGTGGACAAGACCGCCACGGCCGCAAGCCAGGTCGCGGCGCTGTTCGGCGCGGCCACGCCCGCCAGCTTCAGCGTCACAGGTCAGTCGGTTTCGTGGACCGGGCCCTCCGGCGACTGGGGCCTGCGCCGCATGGTGCTGCACTACGCCCATCTCTGCGCGGCAGCGGGCGGGGTCGATGCCTTCCTGATCGGCACCGAGATGCCGGGGCTGACGACCATCCGCTCGGGCGCCAGCACCTATCCGGCCGTGCAGGCCTATCGGGATCTGCTTGGCGATGTGCGCTTGATCCTCGGCTCCGGCACCAGGATCGGATACGCGGCTGATTGGTCGGAGTATTTCGGGCACCAGCCGGGCGATGGCAGCGGCGACGCGTTCTTCCACCTCGACCCGCTCTGGGCCGATCCCGAGATCGATTTCGTCGGCATCGACAACTACATGCCACTGTCGGATTGGCGCGACGGGTTCGAGCATGCGGACGCGGCAGAGGGCTGGCCCGCGATCTACGACCGCGCCTACCTGCAGGGCAACATCGCGGGCGGCGAAGGCTTCGACTGGTTCTACGCCAGCGCCGCCGACCGATCCGCGCAGGTCCGGACGCCCATCACGGACGGAGCCGCCGACAAGCCGTGGGTCTTCCGCTACAAGGATATGCAAGCCTGGTGGTCGAACCCGCATTACGACCGCCCGGGCGGGGTCGAAAGCGGCACGCCGACGGCATGGGCGCCGCAGTCGAAGCCCATCTGGTTCACCGAACTCGGTTGCCCCGCCATCGACCGGGGCACCAACCAGCCCAACGTCTTCTTCGACCCGAAGTCGTCCGAGAGCTTCACGCCGCATTTCTCGCGGGGCTGGCGCGACGACGCGATCCAGCGGGCCTATCTCGAGGCGACCCATCTCTGGTGGGCCGAGGCAGCGAACAACCCGTTGTCCTCGGTCTACGGCGGCCGGATGGTGCACGTGCCGGAATGTGCCGCCTGGACCTGGGACGCACGGCCCTATCCCTTCTTCCCGGCGCTGACCGACGTCTGGACGGACGGGGCGAACTGGCGGCTCGGCCACTGGCTGACGGGGCGGCTGGGAGCGCTGTCGCTGGCAGCCCTCGTCCGGCACCTCTGCCTGCGGGCGGGGATGCCAGAAGCCCGGATCGACGTCACTGGCCTCTGGGGCGCCGTGGAGGGCTACGCCATCACGGCGCTGGAGAGTCCGCGCGCCTCCATCACCACGCTGTCGCGCCACTTCGGCTTCGACGCGGTCGAGACCGAGGCCGTGATCCGGTTCGTCATGCGCGGCCGGGCGTCGGTCGCCAGCCTCGAGCCCGACGATCTGGTGGCCGCTCGCGAGGGCGACGTGCTGGAACTGACGCGGGGCCAGGAGACGGAACTACCGCAGGCGCTGAAATGGCAAGTGGCGCGGGCGGACGAGGATTATGACGCCGCCCTCGTCGAGGCGCGACGCATCACCGTGGACACGACGCGGATCTCCTCGGAAAGCTTCCCGATGGCGGTGCCGCCCGAGGAGGCCGAGCGGCGCTGCCGCCGCGCGCTGATGGAGGCATGGGTGGGGCGCGAGAGCGCGGTCTTCCGGCTGCCGCCATCGCGGCTCGCGCTCGATCCCGCCGATGTCGTTATGCTCGCCCATGACGGCCGATCCATCCCGCTGCGGCTCATCTCGATTGCCGACGCCGACGCGCGCGGTATCGAGGCCGTGCGTCAGGATCGGGAGGCTTACGACCTGCCGCCCGGGGCTCCGCGACCCTCTGCGCTGTCGCAGGCCGTCGTCTTCGGCGCACCTGAAGCGGTCCTCATCGACCTGCCGCAGCTGACCGAAGATCAGCCCGCACATCGGCCGTTCGCAGCGGCGCATGCCGTGCCTTGGCCCGGTGAGATCGCGGTCTACCGCAGCCCCTCGACGGACAGCTTCGAGCTGCTCACCAGCTTCGGGACGCGGGCCCGGATCGGCATGCTGGTCTCGGACCTCCACGCCGGGCCCACCTCACGCTTCGACCTCGGCAATGAACTGGTGGTCGATCTGCTGACCGGCACGCTGGAAAGTGTCACGGACTTGACCTTGTTCGGCGGGGCCAATGCACTGGCCATCGAGAGCGCGCCGGGCATCTGGGAAATCGTGCAGGCCGGCGCAGCAGAACTGATCGCCCCCAGCCGGTATCGCCTGACCCGACTCCTGCGCGGCCAGCGGGGGACCGAGGGCGCAATGGGCAACCCGGCGCCCGCAGGTGCACGCGTGGTGGTGCTGGACGACAGTCTCGCATCGCTGCCGATCGCTGAGGCCGATCTCGGCATCCCGTGGAACTGGCGCATCGGCCCAGCGAGCCGTTCGGTCAGCGACGAGACCTATGTCGCGCAGGCATTCACGCCTGCAGGCGTCGGGCTGCGGCCGTTCTCGGTCGCCCATGTCGAGCAGCCCTGGCGCACACCGCGCGCGCCCGGCGACCTGACCATCCGCTGGACACGCCGGTCCCGCGCGCTGGCGGCCGACAGCTGGGGTGGGCTGGAGGTGCCGCTGGCCGAGGAACTGGAAGCCTATGAGGTGGAGATCCTCAACGGCGCCACCGTGAAGCGGGTGCTGAGCACCGCCACCACCAGCGCGGTCTACACCGCCGCCCAGCAGACCGCCGACTGGGGCGCGCCGCTCGGCCCCGGCGACACGCTCGACATCCGCATCTACCAGCTCTCCGCCCTCGTCGGGCGGGGCGCGTCCAAGACCGCCACGCTGATACTCTGAAGGCTATACCATGTCCGATGCCACGACCCATCTGCTGCTGCCCTACATCCTGGCGGCGCAGGCTCAGAAGCACGTCACCCACAACGAGGCGCTACGGATCCTCGACGGGCTCGTTCAGCTCTCCGTCCTCGATCGGGACCTGACCGCGCCGCCGGGAAGTCCCGTCGATGGCGACCGCTACATCGTCGCAACCGGCGCAACCGGTGACTGGGCGGGTTGGGACCTGAATATCGCCCTCTGGACCGACGGCGCCTGGCTGCGCCTGCCGCCCCGGACGGGGTGGCGCGCATGGGTCGAGGACGAGGGACTGCTCCTGGTTTACGACGGCGCGGGCTGGGTTGGGACGACACCGGCTGCGTTGCAGAACCTCGCGCTGCTTGGGCTTGGCACCACCGCGGATGGGGCGAACCCGTTCTCGGCCAAGCTCAACGCCGCGCTCTGGACGGCGAAGACCGTGGCCGAGGGCGGCACGGGCGATCTGTTCTACACCATGAACAAGGAGGCGGCGGGCGACGATCTCGGGCTGACGCTGCAAACCGGCTTCGTAACGAAGGCGTTGGTCGGACTCTTCGGGACAGACCGGTTCCGGCTCGCTGTCTCGTCCGACGGCAGCACCTTCTTCGACGGGCTCAGCGTCGACAACGCCAACGGCATCGTCGACCAGCCCCGGCTGCCGCGCTTCAAGGCTTACACCAACTACGACAACTATGTCGGCGTCGGGACCTGGACGAAGATCGACCTCAACAACACCGACTACAACGATCAGGGCGCGTTCGACGCTGCGAACAACTACTTCGTGGCCCCTGTCGACGGCACCTACCTCTTCGGCGCGACGCTGCTCTACAAGGTCAACGCCAGCACCACGGCGCGCATGCGCGGGCGGCTCGTGCTGAACGGCTCGACCGAAATCCGGGGATCGTTCGGGGAGAGTTCAGCCACCCACGTCACGCTCGCCACCGCCATCTGGCTGCAGACCATGGTGCCGCTGACCGCAGGCGATACCGTCGAGCTGCAGGGGTATTTCCGGGTCGCGGACGGGTATTTCGCGGCCGATCACACGTCCTTCTGGGGATGCAAGGTTGGCTGAGCGTAGCGTCCGCACCGAAGTCCAGTTCAGGAGGACTGCACACCCTCCGCGCCGATCTCGATCTGATCTTCGTCGGACAGCAGCCAGGCGGACAGGAGTTTGGCCGAGGCGGCCACCTGAGCCGGCTTTCGCAGGGCGCACTCCCACACCGTCGCCACACGCCATCCGTCTTCCAGAAGCGTCGCGCGAACGGCGTTGTCCCGAGCAACGTTCGCCTCGAACTTCGCCTGCCAGAAATCCGGGCGAGTCGACGGCGTGGTGGCGTAGCGACAGCCTTCGTGACGATGCCAGAAGCAGCCGTGCACGAAGACCACGGCGCGGTGCTTCGGAAGAACGAGGTCTGGCCGCCCGTGAACCTTGCTGGAATGAAGCCGGAAGCGAAAGCCGCGAGCGTGCAATGCCCGCCTGAGAGCCATCTCGGGCTTCGTGTTCTTGCCCCGTATTCCCGACATCATTCGGGAACGGGTCTTCTGGTCCACGATATCGGTCAT